CGGAAGCGCGCACGCGTTGAGGAGAGGAAGCGGGAACAATGAGCCAAAATCAGGGCGACCAGGGCGGGATGCGCATGAGGCATGCGGCCGAAATGCCGAGTGGCCCCGATCTCTCCCTCCTGAGATGTTTCACGGAGCACATGGTTGAGGCAGAGGCTCAGCTTCGGGCCGCGCTCGACGACGCAGACGACCTCGACTGGCTTTACGGTTACGGGCCCAGGCCGATCGCGGCGATCAAGGCTCTCTTGGCCTTTGCCGGCAAGGAGGCGGACGCCGTAGCGGCCAAGAGCGAGCGCCGCGCGGCGACGCGGCCATGACCCCCCTCGCTCGGCTCGATCGAATCGAGCGCCGTGTCCGCCGCCGGCATCGGTACCGCCTTCGCCCATGGGCCCGCGACTGGGCCGAAGGACTTGGCTTTGGACTTGGGCTGGTCGGAGTTGTGATGCTGGGAGGGGTCCTTGGATGGCTGTGGACACGGTAAGTAAGGAAGACCAAGGCCTGCTGTGGCCTGCCGCCAAGGGCCCGCAGGGCGAAGTGGCGCTGGCTCGATTGGCAACTGATCGCAGCATCGTGTACAGGTGCCTAGGATGCGATCAGCCGCTGATCCTACGTAGGGGTGAGTACAAACGCCCGCACTTCGCGCACCGTCACGGGCAGGAGTGCCATATTCCCGCAGGCGAAAGCGTGGAGCACATTACCGCCAAGAACCTCCTAGCCCAGCACGTTCAGGTGAACGGCCAGTTGTCCTTTGTCGTCTACTACCCTCATCACCTTGTTGGGTCTCTGAAAGGTACTAACGAGCCTGGGTGGTACCATGTTGTCTCTTTATCAAACGTCAAGGCTAAGATGGAGTACCGGTTTCCCAACGGCAGGATTGGCGATGTTGTGCTGCTCGATGCAGGTACAGGAACCCCAGTTCTTGACGTTGAGATTCTCCATTCGCACAAGGTAGATGCAGACAAAGCCTATGACCTAGCTGATTCTGGCATCCCGTGGGTGGAGGTTCATGCGAATGTTGTTCTAACGCTCGACCTGGTAAAGCCACTGAAGACCAATCGGTCTGTTATCCCAGAAGAACTTTGCCAAGAATGTAGGCAGGATGTGGAAAGCAAGGTCAGAGAACTAACTTACAGCATCAACTATTTTAGAAATGAATTGCGCACGGCTAACAGGTTAGTTTCGCACCCGTTATTTGAACACGTTAGTCGCTCCATATTTATATCGGCAGGTGGGCGGGATTACTTGGTCCCACTCGTCCCGTTGCCTAAGAACATCAGCTCCGATGAAGCACGGGCGTTTATCACTGAGTTGTCGAGCTTCGGCCTCGGTGCCGTGTCAGAGTTTAAGTTAGGCCTGCGTGTAGACATGGTCGTTCCTACTCAATTGTCTCAGGAATTGGCCGACGGAACTAAGCAATCCACGATCACGAAAGAGATCGACAGGTTGTCGAGGCAGAAGGACCAGCTGGTACGCAAGCTCCAGGGCAGCAATCAGGAAAAAGGCGACTAAGGGGGTAGGGCACATGGAACGCACCACGGGCCGATGCTGGATATGCCGTCGCCGGATCGCCATGGGGGATGGCGTCGTGACCCGCTACGGGTACGCGCACCCCGAGTGCGCAAGACCGTTGCCGCAGCCAAGAACCCGCCTCACGGCCGTTCCCGAGGTAAGGGTCAACGGCACCTGGCCCTCACATCCGCCCGGGTGGAGGCCGCGGCCATGACGCACACGCTCTTCGTTTCGATGCTGTTTGCCATCCTTTCCACCCTTGTGTTTTTCCTTCTCTTCCGCGAGGCAAATGACGGCGGATACGAGGACGCCACGGGATGGCTAGCGGTGCTTGGCATTGCGTCTGCGAGCGTTGCGGTGTTCTGCGGCGCTTGGCTTCTGGCTGTCGCGCTTAGGGGGTAGGTACGGGTGGAGCCGGGCGTTCGGATCCAGTGCGATGACACCCTGCAGGTGGAAAGGGAGGTCGCCTCCCTCACCCGTGCGGTCGCCCGGATGGGCGGTCCCTATGAGGCACCAGGGGAGCTGGTGGACCGGCTCCTGGATGCAGCCGTGAGGCTTTGGTCGAGCAGGGGACAGCATCGCGCGAAGTAGGGGTAGGGGGAAGATCATGGGCCGCAGGCGGTACATCTCAAGCGACATCAGCGTGGACAAGGACGTGAAGCACCTGGCGATGAAGGCAGGGGACTTCGCGGCGCTCCTCTACACCTGGATGATCCCGCACGCCGATGACTACGGCATCCTCAACGGCGACCCGGAGGAGCTTTTGGACACGGTGTTCCCGGGCCGCCGCGACAAGACGCCGGAGGACGTGGCCGAGGCCCTGGACGCCATGGAGCGCCTTGGCCTCATCGAGCGGGCAGGGGGGAAGCTGGCCTTCCCCGTCGACGCCTTCTACCGATACCAGGCCTATGTCAGCGAGTCCCGGCGCCGCGACTGCCCGCTCGCCGAGTGGCTTTCCAGGACTGGCGCGAACCAGCGCAAACCAGCGCAAACCAGCGCAATGCGCCAGACTGCGCCGACTTCGGCGCAAAACCGCGCTTCCCTTTCCCTTTCCCTTTCCCATTCTCTTTCCACTACCCCTACTCAAAACCAGGAAGATGTTGCACCTAGCGAAGGGGTAAGCATAAAAGCTAAGACTACGGATCCGGATCGCATTCCGCCCGCTGACGCGGCCGGGGGCCCTGACGTGTCTGAACACGGCAGCGAGCAAGCCACGGCTTCCGAAAAAGCGCCGGTGAAGCGTCGGCGGAAGGCGTCTGCGGTCAAGAACGCGTCCATGGCTGATCCAGACACGAGGCGCGTCGTGGGCGAGATCTCCGAAGCCATGACAGCCGCAGGCATCACCGCACGGCCAGGCGACTGGTACCCGCGCATGTGCCACGTCGTGCACGGGCTCCTGCAAGGGGCGAAGGTTACGCCGGAACTGGCCTCCAAGGCTGCCGTGTGGGCCTTGGAGCCGTACCGGCGGCGGTTCTTTGTGGGCAAGCTCTTAGCTCCGGCCCGCTATCCGGAGGTCGTCGCGGCATGCCAGGCCGGCGACGGAGGGCCGCCCACGACGGGAAGGCCCGGGCGTCGCAGCCGGTACCGCACGCCCGAGGAGCTTGGACTGATGCCCTCGTCCCTGCCAAGCCCTGGGCCTGGCCCGCCGGATGGCTCAACGTCCGGGAAGGCCAGGCTCGTGGCGATCCGTGGAGGGAGGGGTCCAGGTGGCATCTAGGCGTCCGGTTCCGGTTCCGGTTCCGCCCGACGAGGAGCTGGAGGCAATGCTGGTTGGCTATTGCCTGGACGGCACCGTGCAGCAGCTTGTCCAGGTGGCCGTGGAGAGCGTCGGCGACGACGGGGTGCGAGGTAGGCTGGCGCCCGTCTGGCGCGTCATCCGCGAGATGGTGCTTTCCGGCGTGAAACCTACCGTGCCGGAGGTCGCACAGCGCCTTGGGGCGCCGTGGACCGTGAGCCAGGTGCTGTCGCTGGTTCGGGACGACTTGGGCGGTTGGGAACTGGCGCGCGCCGTGGACGCGCTTGTGGAGCTGAGCAGGCGCCGCATGGTGATGGAGTCCCTGGCGAAGGCCTGGGAGGCGGCAGGGAAGAGCGCGGACGAGGCCATAGCGCTCATGCAGGACGCGCTCGCCCACACGCAGGCGTACGGCTCCGACCGCTACCCAACGCTCGCTGAGGTCGCGGAAGTCGTCCTGGCAGAGGCCGAGGAAGCGTACGAGGCCAGAGCGCACAACCGCGTACCAGCGTCGCTTGGCCTCCCCACGGGCATAGCCCCGCTGGATGCCCTCACGGGCGGACTCGGGCCTGGCGACGTGTGGGTCCTTGCGGCACGCACAAGCCGGGGGAAGACGTCGTTCGCACTTCAAATCTCGCAGCTGCAGGACGTGCCGGTGCACTTCGCGAGCGCGGAGGTACCGGCCCAGCGTCTAGGGAGAAAGGCCCTCGGGTCGGCCGCCCTGGTGCCGGTTCCCCGCATCCGGCAGGGGGCTCTCTTCGACGGCGAGCTGGACCGCCTGCGCCAGGCCGTAGGCAAGATCGCAACGACGCAGGTGGTGGTGGACGACCGGAGCCGGACCGTGGATGCCCTGCGGGTCGCGGTCATGCGGACCGCCCGCCGGTACGGTTCCGTCGGGCTCGTGGTGGTGGACTACATGCAGCTTCTGGCACTCGACCGCATGGAAGCTCGAGCAACGCGCGAAGAGCGGGTTGCGGCGGTGAGCCGAGGCCTCAAGCTCCTGGCGCTCGACATGCGGGTTCCGGTCCTGGCTCTCGCGCAGCTCAGCCGAAGCGCCGAAGACGGGCAAGAGCCGGAGATGCGGCATCTTCGGGAGTCTGGGGCGATCGAGCAGGACGCCGACGTGGTGGTGTTTCTCCACCGGCCCAAGGGTGAGGAGGACCAGGATGCCGATCCCACGGCCATCATCCCGACAGACCTCATCGTGGCGAAAAACAGGGACGGGCCTGTGGCGCGCGTAGGGTGCGGGTTCGATCCCATGTCGCAGACACTCGTCGACAACGAGACCATTCTGCGCAGGCACCGCGAAGAGCGCGAGGTCATGGGAGGGGGGTGAGGCAGGATGGGTCGCTGGCAGGGGGCGCAGGGAAGAATTCCAGCCCGCGTGTCCATCACGGGCCATGCGATGTGGCGCGCCCGCCAGCGGCTCAGGCTCCGCCCCGAAGATGCACGGCGCGATGCAGAGGCGGCCCTTGTCCGGAGTTTGTGGGCGGGCATGCGGCGCAGGCGTAGGAACGCTGGGCAGTGGGTGGCCGTTGGGTACTACGGGGTGTGGGTCCTGGTGGTGTCGGATGCCGGGTGGACGGCAGTCACCTGTTGGCCTCTCGATTGGAGGTGGGTTAGATGGCGTAAGCGGGGGAAGGGTGCCAGGTGAAACGAACGAGGAGGGGGATCCAATGCCGACTGTGGCGGAAGTGTTGGGACTCGATGTGATTCCGTACCGGCTGGAGTTCCTGGAGCCGGTTCTTGGAACGGCTGCCGCGGATGCAAACGTGTATTCGCGATACATTGCGGCCAAGGCGTTCAGGGAGGATGGAAGTCTCCGCCCGGATGTCCATACAACTGAAGAGGCTATCCGGGCAGAGTCAGGTACTCTTCCTGAGGATGAAGAGGGGTTGAGGCCTGGGTACACTGTGTTTCACCGCGACGAAAAGGGAATCTTCGTGTACGACTACTGGATCAGGGGGTTTTTGAAGAGCGCCGCCCAGCCTCTTGGCCTGAAGGTCCAGGGAAAGCGCAAGGAGATTGGGCTTACGGCGAGCGTGGTCGACCAGTATGTGTTCCCGTTTCCGAGGAAGATCCGGTTCCAGCGCGACGGTAAGCCCATCGTGGAACCGGAAGGTGCGCTGGAGAGGCCGCTTCGCGCCATGACGGCGCTGGGCCCACGTGTGAGCCTAGCAAGGTCCGACATTGTTCGGGAGGGTGCGACGTTGGAATTCGAGCTCCGCGTCGTTGCCGGGAAGCTAACGGAAGCCGAACTCGATCAGCTGTTCGCTTACGGGGCGCTGACCGGGCTTGGGCAGTGGCGCAACGCGAGCTGGGGGAGGTTCAAGGCCTACCGCCGGACCACGGCTGGCCGCTGGGTGGCCGTGGCCGAACCAGACTGAAACAGCAGGATAAGTACTGTGACGGAGACGAGATGTCCGACGAAGTGACGGAGATGGACAGTCCAGACCGGAAACGGAAGAGCACTGACGAGCAAGGGAGCGGAAGTGTTGGGTATTGAGCGGACCTGCGTAGCGGAGCAGCGGGAGCGTGCTGCTTTGAACCGACACGGAAAGGCCCGGACCAGACCGGAAACGGCAGAGCACTGAGACGTGACGTGAGGGACATGATGAGCGATGAGCGGGAGCGGAACGGCTAAGCTAGGTAGCGCACTGGCAAAGTTGTGCGGCGCAAGGGAGAAGCAAAGCATCGTCTGGTGGTGGGGGTATTGGGTTGCTTAGGCGGGGACTGGTGGTGCGGCGTGTTGTGAGGGCAAAGATGAGCGGAGCGACGTTCGGTGGGGAGAGGTAACGGTGGAGCGCCGTTCGTGGCTGTCGAGTGGAGGAAATGCTGCGCAACGCGGTGTTACGTGGTGGATTTGTTCTGTCACGTAAGGCGACGGAGAGGGAACGCTATGTCGGGTACAGCGATGAACTGGCCTGGTAGGGGAACGAACTGCGGAGGAACAGATGCGTGCCGTGCAATCTAGGCGAAGGACGGGCGGTGCGGTGTTTAGTGACGGAATCGATGGGCAAGGTGCTGCTACGGAGTTGTAAAGTCGCGTACAGTCGCGGCGAAGAAGGGTAAAGCGAGGACAGGTGATGTAGGGTCGGGGATCGGCGAGGGAAGGGCGACGACCAATGCAGTGACGGAGTTGTATTGTCGCGTACGCGTACAGTAGCGGCGGTGAAGGGTGACGCGAGAACAGGCGATGCGAGGGATGGGCCAGGCGCCGTGTTGTGGCAGTACAGCGGAGACACGTCATGCTTAGGCAGGGAAGCGCGGCGTGAGGCTAGGCGATGGATTGGTAGGGTATCGTGGCGTTCGTGTGGCACCGCGTTGGATGTGCGGAGAAAAGTCTTGATTTGGCGTAGTTCGGCGCTGCCCCGAGGTGCCTGGCTAGGCAACGGAATAGTATTGACCGGTCGTGCTTTGCGTCGGAGCAGTCAGGGTGCATCATACCGCCGGATGGTTCGGAAGGGGTTTTGCACGGTGGCAAACCGGCCTGACGTGGCTGCCTATATCTCGGTACCTCTCCAGTTCCCGGAGTGGGTAGCCCTGTACCGTTGGGCACAGCAGTCGGCGCCACAGAGGGTGCGGGTTGCCCTTGCCGGGTCGCTTGTGCGGCTTGTCATCCCCACGCATGAGGCCCTGTACCTATTGTCCGAATGCCAGACTGAGCCAGAGATGTTTACGCTCGTGGAGGCCTTTCGCGCGGGGGTGAGGGGACATGTCGACCGAATCCCCTAGACTTGTGCTGCCACTTCCGCCGCCCGACAACCACGCCTACGTCTCCAGAGTCAGACACTCGCATGGGCACCTGGCAGTAGCCAGGGTCCGCACGGAGAGGACACGGGCGTACCAGGAAACAGCGGGCTGGCTAGCTACCGAGTGGCGGGCCAAGGTGCGATGGCGAGTGCCGAAACCTGGCCGGAAGGTCGACCTACGGTACTGGGTCTTCTGGCCGGACCGCCGCCGGCGGGACGCTGGAAACCTGCTCAAGGTCCTACTCGATTCGCTTGAGGGCATCCTGTACGTCGACGACTCAGCGGTGCTTCCAAGGGCGATGGACTACTCCGTGGACCGCGAACACCCGCGCGTCGAAGTTGAGGTTTCCGTCCGTCCCGAGTGACCCGAGCACCGCGACCGGCCCCTCCGAGGCTCTACCCTGTTTGTAGAGCACCGGGGGGGTCGCGGCGTGTCAGAGCGGGACATCGAGTCGATCATGTCGGCCATTGCTGACCTGCGGTTTGAGGTCACGGAACTGAAGGGTCGCACGCAGCGTTTGGAGGGCTCCTGGATGGACTTGCAGGGCCGGCTGGACCGGATCTACGGCACCCTTCTCGGCCTGGCCGCGACCGTGGTGATCGGCCTCATCGGCATCCTCGTGGCGATCCTGACCCATCATGCGGGGTGAGAGTTCATGCCGATGATCCCTTCGGTCGTGCGCTGGATATGGTGCGCAGAGGCAGGCATCCTGCGCACGGGCGGGCCGACTCTCGCCCAGGTCCTGGCCCAGATCGACCAGGAATCCGGCGGCGACCCCAGGGCCGTGTCGCCGGCAGGTGCGCAGGGCCTCATGCAGCTCATGCCCGAGACGGCGAAGTGGCTTGGGGTGAGCGACCCCTTCGACCCGCTGCAGAACGTCCTCGCAGGCGTCCGCTACATGCACGACCTCATGGTCCAATTCCACTCATGGGAACTCGCCCTGGCCGCGTACAACGCAGGACCAGGAGCTGTTGAGATCGCGGGGAACAGGGTTCCCGACATTGCGCAGACACGCGGCTATGTGGCTTCGATCACGCAGTTGGCACCTGAGTACCAGGACTGGCTAGAGCGGTCCCGCGGGCTTCCCGGCCTTTCGCATGGGGATGAGGGGGACGCCGTGCGGGTCCTGCAGACGCTGCTTGGCATGCCGGTTGGCGAGAGGGATGGGGTCTACGGTCCGGTCACGCTCTCCAGGGTGCTGGAGGAAAAGGCGAGGGCAGGGCTTCCGAAAAACGGCGTAGTGGGGGACGGACTTTGGAGCTACCTGCTCTGGCTGAGTGAAGGGGGGAACGCATCGTGAGCGTGGAGATCGTGGGGATTTCGTCCAGCACAAAGTCGTCCCCGATCCCGGGTTACGCCCTCAACCACCTTGCGGAGCTGCTGAAGAATGCTGACGCGAACATCAAGATCAACGCCTACGGCCAGGCGTGGGGGCCTTCTTCGACACAAATGTGGGAGGCCGGGACCGTTGCCGCCTTTGTCCTTGCAGACCCCAAGAACGTGTGGGTGGACTGGTGCGGGTGGCCGGGGTACTGGCAGGTCCAGACCGATGGGACTCTCTCGCAGCAGGGAAGAGACGGTTGGGCCACCCTTTCGGCGGACCTTGGGTACAAGTGGCTCGCGGAGTCCAAGTTTGTGGTTCCGGATAACTTCTTCAGGAACCCCTTTGGACAGAACTACCCGCTCTCCCGCGGCTGGGACCTTGGCCCGGCGCAAAACGGGGTGTTCTACACGGCTCCAAGCACGAGCGTCACGGTGGTGGAGGTGGTGGAATCAGGCCTCTTCGGGGGGACAGGCGCAGAAAGTTCGTACCCCGGAGCGATTGGTGGGTACGCATTCATGGCGGACCTGCACCACGGGACGAGCATGGGGCACTACGTCTACGTGGCCGCCGACCAGACTAACCTGCTCTTCCCAAGCGGCACGTCCCAGGCGTTCGTGAGTGCTCCGAGTGCCGCCGCGTTCATCCTCAAGATGCTTTCCATCGCACAAGAGCCGACCCATTCCCGCAGCCGGTCCGGGATCGGGCATGGAGGTCAGTACAATGTCAACACGCTTCCTCCCGTCTCCCCAACCGGCCCAAGCAGCCCCTACAAGGGGGGGAAGACGCCAAACCACCAGTACACGCCTCCCCCGCCAAGGCCTGCGGTCAACTGGGTGACGGCGGCAGAAGTGGCAGGCGCAGGTGCCGTGGTGGGGACGGCGGGCTACTTCATCGCCAAGGCGATCACCGAGAGGAGGGGTTAGGATGGCGCTTCTCAGGGGTACGGCAGAGACGCCTTCGTACGGGCCGGGTGGGGTGCAGCTTGGGCCGCTGCGGATCGACACTGCATGCCCACTCCAGATGCCTGGCTCCATGTTCGGCCTCGTGTTCTTCTACGCGCCGTGCGCGGTGACGGTGAAGAACACGGGCCGTGAGGCCTTGCTTGCGATCAGCATGGAGGAGACGGGCACGATTCCTTCTGGGAAAACAGCATCGCCGCCGGCTAGCTATCAGGTGCAGGCCGATGGGGTGCTTGGCACGCTGGCGCCAGGACAGACCATGACCCTGCCCGCCCCCAAGTCGGGGTACACGGGTTGGGTATTCGTGAGCGCGAACCCGCAGGCGGTCCACCGGAACATGCTGATCATGGACGCCGCATTTGTCGCAGCGGGAGCTGGTACGCTTGCCCTTGGGTACTATCTCGGCCGCCGCCGCAGCCGTTAGGGGAGGGGTCACGGTGGCACAGCCAAACTTCCAGTGGAAGAGGGAACACACCGCCATCCTGGCCGCTGGCGTCGCGGCAGGGGCTACCGTGGCGACCACGGGGATCTACCTCCTAGCCACGTCAGCAAAGCGCAAGCTTCACGCCATGCGAAGCTTCGCGGTCAATGTGAACAGCGTCCAGGGAGCCGCTACCGCGACCAGCGCTCCGTACGGTGCCACGACCCTCAACTGGCTGGAGGGCGTACCGGCGTCGAGCGAGATCATCGCGCAGAAAATGGGCGTGCCCACCAGCTACGCCATCCTGACCGATGAATCGACGGCCCCTCCCGGCCAGACCCCTACAGATCTTGTAAAGCCAGTCGTGCCGCTTGGCCCCATGTCGGGGGCGAGCTTCGCCACCGTGTACACGGACGAGCGGGCCCTGAGCGCTGCCTGCCAGGGCGGGCTTCTTCCGGGTGCAGTCAAGATGGTGATCTATGACTACGAGGCCTGGCCCCACACTCCGGTGGACCAGCAGGAGGATCCGCAGGCGTACTGCGAAGATGCTGCCTACGCGGCCCATCAGGCGGGGCTCCTCTTCGCAACTGCTCCGAGCCCCAACATCATGCAGGCGATCGAGGGCGACACCAGTCTGAGCTATGCAAAGGCAGTCCAGGACTTCCTGCAGGCAGGGCAGGTGGCGGCAGCCGCCCGGTATGCGGACATCTTCTTCATCCAGGCGCAGGTGGCCGAGTCGACCCCGGAGAGCTATGGGGCGATGGTGCAGTCCTACGCCCTTGCGGCCCGCGAGGCGAGCCCTTACGTGGAGCCGTGGGCGGTCCTGAGCGTGGCCCCTGGCGGGTCGACGATCCCCGTCCAGCAGCTCTATGAAATGATGCTCTCTGCGGCGAACGCGGTTGCGGGGTTCTGGCTACTTCTTCCGGTTACAAACGTGTCTCCCCAGGTCATGGCTGAGCGGGCGAACACGCTGATCGGGCTGTTGGCGAGCCTGTAAGGGTAGGGAAGGGGGCGCGGCCATGTCGGCACTTGAGGCCGCACAGGCGGCGCTCATCGTGTTTCCGCCGGGCATCCAGGAGGTCATGGTCGCCATCGCGGGTGCGGAGTCGGGGTGGGACAATGCGGCCCGCGGCGATCCCGTGTCATCCCTCCCATCGACCCTCTGCGGCGTGAGCCCGTCGGACTATGCCTGCCGCGGCTACACAAGCTTTGGTGCCTGGCAGGTCAACCTTCCGTGCAACCACGGCACGATCGAGCAGCTGAGCGGCGTATCAAGTTCGGATCCCTGCGCCCAGGCTGGCTGGCTCATGGCGAGCTACGACAACGCGGCACGCGCGGCCCTCGCGGTCTATGAGAGCCAGGGGTTCGGCGCGTGGTCGACCTATGCCTCTGGCGCCTATGCGCAGTACCTATCCGCGGCCAAAAGCGCCATCGCGCAGGCTCAGGAGCAGACTGCGCTTCCTGCCATCCCGCCCAGGGGCTCGATCGCCCAGGTGGGACTGCTGGTGGTGGGCATCGGCTCTGTCCTGGCGGCGGGGATAACGGCGGCCCTGCTGCTCGATCCCCCGCTTCGCCAGGAGGTCGGCACGAGCGTCCGGCGCCTGTGGCATAGGGAGGTATCGTAGGCCCAGGAGGCGATCACAATGGCTAAGCTCCTCATGTTCCCGCCCGCCATGATGCACATGCTGTGGTGGGTAGTTCTGGCGGCAGCCCTCGATGCCGCGGTCGGAATCGTCTTCAGCCTCTTCACCGGCCAGTTCGACATGGAGAAGGTCGGCCACTGGCTTGTGACCAACGTCCTGGCCGTTGTGGTGCCGGTTGTCGTGGTGGCGATCCTGGTAAGCGCAGGAATGTTCTCGACCGCGATTTTCTATGGCGCGGCGGCCACCGCCATCGCGACGCTCGTCGGGGGCATCGCGGCCAAGATCGGCATCCCGCTCAAGTTCCAAGCCCCTGCCGAGACCTCTAGCGACACTCCCGCCAAGTAGGAGGCCCAAGCATGCAGACGTGGGAGAAGGTTGCCATCGGCGCCGCCGGGGCGGCTGTGGTTGGATTCGCCGGGTACGAGGCCTACAAGTACTTCACGGAGGGCCCTGCTTCCGCGACGCCGATCCCTGCTCCCACGGGCCTTACCTTGACCCCTCAGCCTGCCGTGAGCCGTTATGACGCGCCGATTCTGGCAAAGGTGGACCCCTACACGGGGAAGTTCGCCCCGACGTACAACTGGTACCACTACTACCTCGACAAGCAAAACGGCAGGCTCTACCCACGCCTTGTCGGGAGCACTTCAAGCCCGGAGTTCCTGTTCGGGCGCGAGGTTGCGGGAAAGGTGCAGTATCCAGTCACACCGGGGCAACTGTACACGGTCGGGGTGCAGATCACCGCGGGGGGCGTCTCAAGCCCCATCACCATCGGGCACGCGGTGGCCGATAGCTACGGCAGTTCGTCGGGAGGCGGCGGGTCCGTACAGTCCGAGTGACGGGCGTGTCATGAGGCCGGAGGATCCGGCTAGGAGGCGGTCTCGTGGACGACTGGGAGACTCTTTTGGTCGCGGCCGGAGCCACGGCCGCCGCAGGCTTTGGCGGGTATATCCTGTACGACTATGCCAAGTCGCGTGGGCTGTTCTCGGGCAGCCCAGGCAAGTGGTGCATCCCGAAGGCCATGTCGGGAGAGCAGGTCGCAAGTGCCCTGGGGGTGCCGTTCGCGGCCCTCAAGTCGGCTAACCCCGGATTCACCTACATGGCGCAGCATTCGACGGCCCTTCTGAAGCAGGGCACATGCTTCGCAGTCCCCCAGGGCGGCAAGATCCCAAGCGGGAGTGGTGGGTAACATGGCCTCACGCAACGCGATCGGCACGATGGCCGTGGGGGGCGCGGTGCTCGTCGGGGCAGGGGTGTTCCTCTACATGGAGAATCGGCGGCCTGCACAGCCCATCTCCACTACCCCGACCACGGCTCTGTCGCTTACCACCACGACGCTAGGATCGGCCACGGAGGGTCAGCCCTACAGCTATACCCTGTCTGCCGTGGGCGGCACCCCGCCGTACACGTGGATTGTGCAGGGCCTTCCCTCCGGCCTTCACGTGAACTCGTCTACCGGCGTCGTCAGCGGCACTCCGTCTGTCTCCGGGACGTTCAGCGTCACGGTTGAGGTGCAGGACTCTGCCGACCAGCACGTGAGCGCAACCCTGACCCTCACGGTCGCGGCAGCAAGTCAGCAGGCATCCCCCCTGACTGTGCCGGTGCAGGACATGGGATCCGCCACGGTTGGGAAGCCGTACTCCTACCAGCTCCAGGCAAGCGGGGGTGTGCCGCCTTACACCTGGTACGTGAGCGGGTTCGGTGGCACCGGGCTCTCCGCGACTAGCAGCGGATACATCTCTGGCACACCTACCAAAGCTGGCACCCTGACCCTTACCCTGGAGGTTCAGGACAGCCAGGGGAATAAGGCCGTGCGGACGACGCAGTTCACCGCCAAGGCCTCGCCCAGCACGGTGGCCCCTGCCATCCCCGTGCAGTCCCTTCCGACCCTCACGGTCGGGCAGCCGTTCTCCTACCAGTGGCAGGCTACCGGGAACGGTCCCTTCACCTGGACCATGGAGGGAACCGTGCCAGGCGTCAGCATGTCCAGCAGTGGTCTCATGTCCGGCACGCCCACGACAGCGCAGGGAAGCCCGTTCTCCGTCGTCGTGACGGTCACCGACGCGTATGGGAACAAGGCATCGAGAGCTACTCTTGTGTACGTGCACGCGGCTTCTTCCTCGTCTTCTTCCGGAAGTACGTCTGGGTCAACCTCTACTGCCAGCGCTCCGTACACGCCAAGTTGGAATGCCTCTTGCCAGACGGTCCTTCTGGACGCCGCGGGAAACCCAGTGAGCGGTGTCAGCCCATATGCTGTGAGCCCGCAGACCGGTGGAACGGCCTACTTCGGTGGGTATTCGTACACCTGGCCGCCATGCCCGTATGCCTCACAGGCGGGCACAGGGTCTACCTCTACCGGGTCGTCTGGCTCTTCTTCCTCTTCGGGTTCTTCCTCTTCGGGCACTAGCACAAGCAGCCAGTCGCTATCCTTCTTAGGGTGGACAACCGAGTGCCAGGTGCTCGTGAGCCTAAACGGAACCGAGGTAACGCTTCCGCCCCTGAGTTCAAGTACCACGCAAAACGGCGGAACCATCACTGTGGACGGACAGCCCTTGACCATCCCACCTTGCCCTTATGCCAAGCCAACCTATACGCCTTCGTGGACAAGTTCATGTCAGACAATCCTCTTGGATGCGCAGGGAAACCAAGTGTCAGGTGTCAGCCCCTACGCAGTAAGCCCAGAGACTGGTGGGACAGGCTTCTTCGATGGCGTTCAGTACACATGGCCTCCTTGCCCTTACTACAAAGCTAGCTCAGGCACCACGAGCGCGGCTCCCTATAGCCCCGTGTGGCTTCCTGGATGCAAGACGGCCCTTGTGGATGCGCAGGGGAACTATGTGCCAGGAGTATCCGAGTACGCCGTGAATCCGAAGACCGGAGGTACGGGCTACTTTGGAGGCTATGCCTATACATGGCCCCCGTGCCCGTATTCGACGTAGCGTATGCGAGCGATCTTGTCTCGGGAACTCATGATTGAAGGGTCGGGCCCGGTGCGCCCGACCCTCGTGCGCCTTGCCGCGTTCCGGCGCAAGGGGCGCGTCCCGCATGGCCAAAGGCGGATGGTTGTCCTGGCCCGCATCGAGAAGGGGAAGCTTGTCCTGCCGCGGGGACTCCTCTTCCGGGTGCGCCAGGTGGCCGGCAAGGAACTCGTGGTGGAGGACCGGCGCCTGCGGTTTGCACCGCGGAGCTTTAGGTGGACTGGAAGGCTGTACCCCTACCAGCAAGTGGCCGTGGAGGCCATCTACCGGCAGCAGGGAGGAGTCCTGGTATCGGCCCCCGGAAGCGGCAAGACCCACATGGGGATGGCACTTGCGGCAGCATGGGGTCAGCCTACGCTCTGGCTCACCCACACGACGCGGCTTGCCGAGCAGGCGCTGTCCCAGGCCCGCAGGCTCTTCGACTTGCCATCGTCAGCATTGGGCTTTGTCGGAGAGGGAAGCATTTCCGTAGGATCGCACATGACGGTTGCTATGGTGCAGACATTGGGGAAGCGGCCAGACCTTGTACGATATTTTGCTCCAAGGATAGGGAGTGTCTTCGTAGATGAATGCTTCCCTGCTGGTACGTTGGTGGATGGCCGTCCCATCGAATCCATTCGAGTCGGAGACATGGTTTCGGGCGTCTGTGACAGGACAATGCGTATCCACCGTCGAATGGTAACGAAGGTGATGAGGAGGCCCTGCCCTGACAGATTGATTCGCGTTTCGGCTGGATCGTACGAAATCGTGTGTACGCCGAACCATCCAGTATGGACAGCACGAGGTTGGGTCGCGGCTTATAGCCTTGTTCCGGGCGATCAAGTATCTGTCCTTCGGCCTGCGGGGAGGTACGACGGTGAAGCAGAAGAACTACGGGGCCGCCCCTTGCTCCGAGTGCAGGATGCCTGCCGACCTCTCCATCAAGAGCAAGAGGGATTACTACCACCAGACGGGCCGTGTGTACTGCTCAGTAACCTGCGCAGAAGCAGCCAAAAGACGGGTATCCTCGCAAACGATGGCTCGCACCAACCGGAAGTACGCCTCACAACGTATGAGGGCGCGGAATCCTATGTGGCGTCCTGGAGTAAAGGAGAAGGTCCAGGAATCCCTCCGAGCAATCGGCCACAAGCCACCGGTTCGGGGAGGGAATGGGAAGGGCCCGACGGTACCTCAGATGCTTCTAGCGAAGGCACTTGGGTGGCAGGTGGAGGTTGTCATTCCGACGCACAGGCGGCGGGGGAGTGGGTTTCCGGCCTGCTACAAGGTGGACATTGGGAACCAGGAACTGAGGATTGCAATCGAGATCGACGGACACTCCCATGGGGCACTCATTCGCAAGCAGCAGGACAGAAAGAAGGAAGCTTTCTTGCGGTCTGTCGGGTGGACCGTGTTGAGGTTCTCGAACGGGGAGGTGACAACTGGCCTGCCGGACTGTGTGGCGATGGTTATGTCTACAATCTCGAAGTCGATGACATACACACCTACTTCGCCAATGGAATACTAGTGCACAACTGTCACCATACCCCCGCAGACACCTATCTTCGGATCATTGGCCGATTTCCGGCGGCCTACCGCTGCGGACTCAGTGCGACCCCGGACCGTACGGATGGGCTTGGACCCATGATGGTGGCGGTCCTTGGCGGAAGGGTGATTGTCCCTCTCAAGGTATTGCTTGCTGCAGGCCGGGTCATGCGGCCCCATGTGTTCGTTGCCAACTCGCAGTTTCGCGTGGCAGGTTCCCATCTCGGTTGGGCTGAGTTGGAGCGTCTTCGGGCACGCGACGTGGGGAGGAACGCACTGATTTTGGACATCATCCGGTGGCTCATCGCCAGGCGACGCAAGGTGCTCGTGCTCGTAACGCGGAAGGACCATGCGCGGCTCCTGGCGAAGGCCCTCACGTCCGTTGGGATCCAGGCCTATGCCGTGATCGGGGAGCTGACGCCCGAGCGGCGCGACCGCTACCTGGCGGCCATGGAGCAGGGGAAGGCCGTGTGTGTTGCAACGCGCCTCGCCGACGAGGGCCTCGATATTCCAGTCCTGGACGCCTTGGTTCTGGCGAGCGCGGCACGTTCGCCCGTTACGCTCGACCAGCAAATGGGCCGGGTCATGCGCGTCGTGCCAGGCAAGCCGACGCCCCTCGTGGTAGACATTGCGGACGTGCATGTGCGAACCTATGCACGCCAGGTGCGTAAGCGATTGGCCCATTACGGTTCACTGGGGCTGGAGGTGGGGCGTCTACGGCGACCGGCCACGAACCAGTCGATCCAGAATCCGCGGACGAAGACACCCTAAGTGGGCCGTACGCCCGGAACCGGCGCTACCGGCAGCGCAGGCACAGCTTCCATGTGTGGCTCACGGACGGGGAATGGGCCAGGCTTCGCCATGAGCTGCAGCGAAAGGCGTTGAGCCCCACGGAGTGGCTGAGGGAGGCGCTTTCCGCAAGCGAGCGCGAGCGCATCCTGCGGGGGACAGAGTTCCTTCGCATCGAGGTTGCAGAGGAGCCCTGCCGCCTCGCCGAGGAGGTCCTGTCAAAGGAGGCGGAGGGCTGGCTGTTTGCGGCTGAGCGCCTGTCCATCCGGCGCCCGCAGGACCGCCTTGAGCGGCAGGACCTTGCGCGCAGGGCGAGGCCCTACCTGGAGGCCGCTGCCTACTTCAGCGGCATCATTCAGCGCTTTGAGCGTCAGCGATCGGTGATTCCGAGTCGCCTTTCTCGCGGGCGCTCTCCTCGCTTGGAGGAGCATCCTGGCCGTCACCCGTCTCCGCCTTCGGTTCCGCCAACGCCCGCCAATAGGCCATAAAGCGGCTCGCGTAGGGGCTGTTCAGCATCGCCTCCACCACAGCGGTGGAGGCTTGTTTGTGCTCTAGCGCCCAGCCGGCAATCTCGTCCCAGGGTAGGGCCGCCTCCCGATCCTGCGCAAAGGCGATGGCGAGCTGGCCGGCCAGATGCCCGGCACCAAACCCGTCCAAAAACTCCTGGCTGTAGCGCTGCTTCGGCCCCTCGGCTGCCGTTTGTTGGAGTCTCCTGTCCCTGTCCTGGAGCAGGAGGCCCAGAACGTAGTGCGCGACCGTGCTGCCCCGTGGGCGGCCTTGCTTGGAGAGTCTGCGTAGCTGTGCCGCGGTGTCCTTATCGCACCATACCTGCCACATAGCTGCAGGGGCTTTGTTCCTCGCCGGTTTCCTTGGCACTTGTCTGCTCTCCTTTGCCCGGCCGCCACTCTCCGCCTCTCTCTCATTAGTCTAATGATGGTTTTCGGTTTTGCGCGGCCTTGGGGAAGCGGGATTGTACTCACCTAATGAGGATGCTGGCACGAGTCCACTTGTAATGATGGGTAGCGCGCTATGCTCCCTCTAGGGGGTGCAGCATGGCAAGAGGGAAGGCAAGGCAGGAGGCGGACGTGGAAGCCGGTACAGGCCTCTCGGCCGTGATCGAGACCGGATCGAAGGTCGACACGGAGGCAGCGGTATCGGCAGCCATCCAGGCGGACGAGGCAGCGGACGAAGCCCTGGACGAACCGCCCGTGACGGGGACATTCACGGAGGATGAAGAGGAGGACGAGGGCAAGCGGGAGCGGGTGCCCGGAGGAAAGTATTGGGCCAACGGCGGAATGGGCCAGGTGCAGCTGATCAGCTTTCCGATTGATCCGGTGGTGGTGTGGGCCGTGGATGCCTACACCGCAAAGCGCATCCAGCGGGAAAGGGCTCAGAGGGAAAGGGGTGTCCCCGCGGACCAACTCGGGCCGTCGTTCGCCCAGGCATCGTACCAGGAGCGGATCGCCCGCATGATCGCGGAGTGCGTTGGCATTCTCATCGCGGAGGACGTGGACAAGAAGCCGGAAGATCGCCTGTTCGACTGGGACTCGGCGCTCACCCTGCCGCTCGGGCTCGTGGTGCACGAGATGGCATCCAAGCGGTGGAGCCTGTTCCGCGAGACCTACAAGGAGCAGGTGAAAAAGCGGCTCAGGCTTAGGTTCCCAAACCTCACGGAGGGCGAGATCGACGGGCTCGCCGGCCTGATTTAGGGGGGGAGAGAGCATGGCGCGCAAGAGCGGTGTGTCGACCACGTACCCGAACCTGGTGTTTGGAGCCCCGGCGAGCGACCCGGCGGCCCAGGCCCTTGCGCATCTCGCCAACGCGAAAGCCCTGGAGGCGCTGGACACGAAGCCTCCTGAGCTGGAGTCGCCTGCCACACGCCTCACGACGCAGGTGATGGACAAGGTGGGGACGGCGGTTGGGGAGCTGATCGCCCAAAACGTCAAGCCTCCGTCCGTGCCCAGCATGGTCGACGACCACCTCAAGCTTACGCAGGCACAGCGCGAGCACTACGACGACCTCATCGAGCGTCAGAAGGATCTCATCACGAGCTATGAGGACAAGATCGAAGACCTGAAGCAGCAGCTCTCGTCAGCCTACCAGAGCGGCTATAAGGAGGCCGACGAGAAGTGGCAGACCCGTTGGGAGATGTCCGAGCGCATGGGGGCGCGCCTCGACGAGATCGAGAAGAAGCTCCAGGCGAAAGAGCTGGAGGACAAGCAAAAGCTCGTCGAAGCGCGTGACGCCCAGATCAATCGCCTGCTGGAGGAACTCAACCGCGAGCGGGAGTCCTTGCGCGATGCCTACACGCAGCTCAACAACCTGAAGCTGGAAAGGCTACGGCTCGAATACGACCTAGAGAAGAAGGACCTGGAGTACCGGGTAAAGCAGGCCGAGTCGCAAGTGCCGCGGGCCAAGACGCCGCAGGAGATCTATGAGGAGGCCTACGCGAAGGCCGAGGGCATCAAAGCTCAGGCCAGTGCTGAGCTGGACATCGAGAAAAAGCGCAAGGAGATCGAGCGAGAGGAAGAGGAGAGCCGGGCCAGGACGGCTGTCTATGAACAGTTTGGATCGCTCTTGAGCGGTATCGCCAAGCAGGCTCCCGACCTCATCACTGCGTTCGTCTCGGGAAGCGCGCCAAGTCGGGGCTACGGTCCTCCAGCAGCCCAGGCCCCGCAAGCTCCACCCCCTGTCCCGCTCAGGAGAGAGGCCCATGCCTAACCCGCTAGAGGCAGCGAAGCACGCCGGCCAGGCTGTTGGAAACTTTGTCGGCGGCATGACCGCAAAAGCCGCCATCGGCATGATCGGCCGCGCCCTCGGCGAGTGGATTCGGGATAGCGGGCTCACGCCTCAGCAGATCGACCAGGCCTTCACGGAAGGGAAGGCAGCCATCCTCCTCGCGGGGATGTTCGGGGGCACGGACCCACAGGAGATTGCACGCTATCGAGGCCTCTACGCGGCCATGGCGCAGGCCATGGGGCCGCAGGAGTATGCGCGCATTCTGGATGCCGCTGCCTACGCCGTCCCCTCGGTCCAGGACCACTGCGACGTCATCGGGCGGCTGCACTGGACGGAGTATGAACACACCCTGGATGACCTCAAGCGGCGTTTCCTGGAGGGGAGGCCGCTAGTCGACATCCAGCCTCCCGAGGCCGGCGGGCCTGGCTAGGCATGGGCGAAACTGAATCCGAAAGGGGGGGCGACCGTGGCGCTGAGCGTGCGAACCATCGCCGACTACGCGACCGATGGCCCCCTCATTTCCGTGTCCATATCGGACCTTGCAGGGCTCGTCGGGGCCCCGTATAGCGAGGTTCAGCAGATCCTCAACCAGGGCGTCCAGTCCGCCGAAGCCTCGCAGCCGGAGGGAACGGCCATTCAGCTCGAAATCGACTCAGTGAACGACGCCTCTGCCGTGATCGAGCAGATCAACCGGCAGTTCAGGGCGGGGAAGATCGTGAACCCGCAGGATGGGAAGCCGATCGTGCCATGGCCGCAGTACCCTAACCAGATCGCCTTCCCCTGGAACGGCGGAAACGGCGTGATGCTCCGTTGGATCAAGACGGAGTGGCAGATCATCCTCATCCTCGTCGTCATGCTCGCCATCGCCGCGGCCATCGTGTACAGCCTGACGAGGACCCCCTACCGCATGCAGGCCGTCACGTCGTCCAGCGGGGGATCGTCCCAGGGCGGGCCACCGTTCGCCGGGTTCCACGATGGAACGCTGTACCTGTTTTGGCTCCCCTGGTACGTGGACCTACCCATTGCGGCCGTCCTTGTTGCGGCCCCGTTCGTGATCCAGCAGGTGGCGAAAGGCGAGGAGAGCACCGCACAGCTCATCCGCTCCACGCGTGACGTTGAGAAGGCAGAAAGGGGCTAGGGGAATGGACGAGGCCACCTACCAGCGGCTCATCGCACGGCTGTCGCAAAACGAAGTGGCGCAGGGAAGGGCGCCGCTCACGCCACTCCCTTACCCCCTCGCGGCGGCCAAGAAGAGTTCTGCAAGGGTAGCTGCACCGCAGAAGATCAAGAGCCCCTCCCTCACGAGCCAACAGCTCTTCGTCCCGCGCGCCAAAGGGTCGCTGCGCCTCATCGACGCGCTCATGGTCATGGCAGCAGCGGGAGAGGTGTTCTGGCCCGCCACCCGCTCCAGCATCGCGGGACAGCTGGGATGGAGCGCCTTCGGGGCGCTTTTCGGCGGGTTCGTCTACTTTGAGTCCAACCCAGGTAGCGAGCTAAATGCCGTAGGGGCTGCCCTCACGGCCTCCAACAGCGCCTACCTCATGCTCCGCATCCTGCACCCGAACCTGAGCCAGGGATAGGCTTAGGCCCCAAAACCCGAGCAAAAGGACCAGGCAAAGCGCGGCTATACGATCCAATTGGGTCGTAAGGCCGCGCTTCAGTCGCGCTCTGGGGGGTGCGTTTGGTGAACGAATGGGATCACGTGGCAGGCCGGTCGGTGGTTGCCCTCGCAGGGGGCGCGGCTGAGCAGGCCGTCGTGGACCGCATGCCCGCTAAGGAAAGCATCAAGGTCGCAGGTCTCGCCGGTCTCGGCCTCGCCGCCATCGGCGCAGGGGTCAAGCTCTTGGCTCCCCGCAGGTCCGCCACCGCGGATGTCATTGGGGACGCGCTCCTGGCGTCAGGTGTGACCGTCCTCGGACAGGCCGGGACGGCCTACGTGGACGCCAACGTGCTTCACGTCGCGCCGGCCGGCCAGACCATCCAGCCCATCCTGGTCGAAGAGCCCGTGGGCCAGACGGCAAGCTTCACGCCTGCCTCGGGGAGCGCCGTTGTGGCGTCCCCGACACAGGCGCAGGTGAACTACGCGTTCGAGGAAGAGGGCTAGCTAGCAGCCTAGCCCGCCCATAAGGCGATGCCCGTGTGCTCGCCGAGGAGGTAGCAAAACATGGCATTTCCGGAACTGGTGCTCATCGGACGGTGGACCCTGACCGGGGCCAGCACGATCCCCGGCAAGGCACCGAACACGAGCTGGAGCCCGCCGCCCGTGCAGACAACGGAGCCCTCGCTTCGCATGGGATACCTGACGTCCCATGAGGTTGCGGAGGCCAAGTACCTCGTGGTGTACCCGCCGGTTTCCTCGTCCGGAACGATCGAGGACCTGCGGGAAGTCTCCCTCGTGCTCGACGGCGAGGACTACCCATACGTGTACCTGGCCGCAAGCCAGGAATTCAACATGGCGCCTGCACCCGACACCGTTACGAACGGTATCATCATCGACCTTGGCAAGAGTATTTGGGGCCGCAACGGCAAGCCCGCCGGTCTCCTGGATGCGACGTGCCCGAAGGCGAATCGGACGGTCAGCATCAAGGCCACCGCCGGCGAAAACGGGGTGACGGACGACTACACCGTAGAGGTGTGGGGCTACATCTACCCCGGCGACCTGCTCGCGCGGCTGATGCCCGTCTATACCGTTCCCTCGATCGTGTTCCCCGACCCGCTGAACGGCCGCACCTTCACCGTCCCTGGCCGCACCGTCACCGCCGGAAGCGACTGGACCGCCCACTGGACCTCGCTCCCGGGCGGCCTCAAGCAAACTGTCAGCAACAGCCAGGCCGCGATCCACAAGCTCGTGCGGTGGGCCAAGAACGCCAACCCGACCCAGCCGTCGGTTGCGTACCAGTTCCAGTACCAGAACAGCGCGAGTTCTCCGGGTGTTGCCTACGCCCACGAAAACCTCTTCTTCCAGTTGACGGCCGAAGAGGCCATCATCGCCGAGCGGCTTGGCATCGACGGGCCTCCTCCCTCCAGTTCGGGTGCGGACGTGCTTTCGGGCGCGATCTACACCCCGTCCGAGAGCGAGAAGCGCCACCCGCTCGGCGGCATCCCGGCAGGCTTCTACCGCGGCGAGGCGCAGTTCGGGCTTGTCGCTGGCACCACGAACTCCTTCCGCGGAGTGCCCAAGCTGCCGCAGGGTGAGCAGCTCCTCACGGGCGAGGATGCCTACGTCGGGGTCGTGGACAACGGAATCAGCATCGCGGCCAACCAGATCATGGTCGCCTTCGTCGGGACCCTGATCGAGAGCGGCGCGGGGGGTGTGATCTAGATGGCTCTTGCAGTCTGGACGAACACGGCCGCCATCGCGGCGGGGACCGCCTACGCGATCCCGGCTGAGGCAGGCCTTGCGCCCACAGCGCAGCTGATCGGGGTCCGCAGCGTGACCATCATGCCCCTCGCAAGCGCGGGTGCCGCCTCCACCACGTCCCCCGTGACGGAGACCGGCGTCGCCAACAACAACACGGCGCCGGGTGCCGGCCACGTAAGCGTGCAGGTGGCAACCCAACAGCTCGTGAGCGGCGACGCGATTCCGGCGGACGCCGTGGTGGTGGCGAACGTGATCACGTCAAACGAGCAACCCTTGAACCCCTAACGTCCCAGCCCTCTAGGCCCGCAGTAGCGGGCCGGGCCTTTCCGGCGTAAAGCCTGCATTTTCCCCAAACCGATGCCGCAAGGGAGTGTTACCGCGTGGCACTGAGCACAGCGTTCTTCAAGGCCCTGAAGTACCTACCCGCCCTGGTACCGGATGCTCTCATGCTGCCCTCCGTGGCGAGCAATACGACGCCACAGACGCTCTTCAGCTACGGGAATCTCAGGTCCACCGGAAGGCTCGTGACGCTTCATTCGCTGCAGTTTCAGCAGAGCGCAACCGACGTGGGCGCTTCTGCCATCGTGGCCCAGGCGGACACGTACTCGACGCCGCTCGTTCCGGTGGCGGCCATCTTGCCGCAGGTCGCGGTCCGCCCAGGCAGGCCCTACCGTCTTCCTGCCGCGGCCAACCGTCTGCAGGTCCTTCTCTCTAACCCAGGAAGCGCGCTCACGAACTTTGGCGTGAACTGGACCGTGCTCGTGGAGCAGCCGAACATCGCGCAGAAGATCAAGTTCCCACAGGACTTCTCCCTCACAGCCCAGGAGCGACAGCTTGCCGCGCAGGCTGGACTCACCGGCCAGACGCCGCGCGGGGTCCTGCCGCGCTCGTTCGAGTGGGTCGTGGAGAACGAGTTCCGAAACCAAGTCACGGACTCCGCCGTGATCGGCCTCGCGGTGCCGACGCTTCAGCCAGGCGTTCCGGTGCAAATGGCGCAGGATGCCGCGCACGGGCAGGAAATCCTCGTGATCCGGTCGCTCTACACGACGCCTGGCACCGGAAGCGACGGACTTACCATGACCGTGCAGGTCGACGACAACGACGCCTTCCTGCAAATCCCCGCGTACGGCCTCGGGATCGCGCTCCCGGTCGAGGTGTTCATTATCGCAGAGCAGCAGGTCACCATCACCGCAAGCTGCACCACGGCCACGAACGACATCGCCATGTCCGCAGAGATTTGGCACGTGCGGCTCACGCCAGAGATCCAATACCGGCTCGGCCAGGCGGTGCCCGCAAGCGTCAGCCAGAAGATCGAGGCGGGGGTGCTCTAGATGGCCGCGAGGACCGTGGGGGTGGCGCTTGCATCGGCAGCCCTGGACGTGGCGGAAGTCGCAGGGCAGGGCGCCGGCGTCACCACACCAGCGTCACCACCTACGCTGCCAGGCGGGCCGACCGTCCCCTCCGGTGCAGCCCCTCCCGGCTCCACGTTGCCCGCCCCGACGGTGCCGCTCCCGATCAGCCCAAAGGTGTTGGCGGCCTCGCTCATCGCGGCGGACGAGCCAGGCATTGCGGCCATCCTCTTCCTGCGCCAGGCCGTGAGCGTGCCCGCGGGAGGAAGCGCGCAGATCGTGATCCCCGTGGCGAGCGGAAACGTCATGATCGTAACCGCCCCCATCCGGGTATTCTCAGACACCTACACTTCAGAACTGACCGCCACCCTTGTTGTGGACCAGGTGAACGTGCTACTGAACGACTTCCCTATGACCGCCGAGGCCGTCGAGATCATGCCGGAGTATGGTGTCATCCGGAGCAGCATCGTGGCGACACTCCAGAACGGCACGTCGTCCGACATTGAGGTGACGTATGACGCGGAAGTGGTTCTCCTCACGGACGACTACTACAACTCGGTGTTCGCCCCGTTTCTACGCTACGGTGCAGAGACCATAGCAAACCTCACAAGCGTGCTCTCCGCGGCAGGTGAAGTGTAATGGCCTCGCTGGTGGTGCTTTGCCAGGAGCATGGGGTGCGGGTACTTGTCGACACCGACACCCGGACCGTGCGGCACACGACGGAGCCACTATCCGTGGCAACTAGCACTCCTCCAGTGGGAGGATGCGTGGCGCTCAGGCTTGCCGCAAAGGCGATCCCCGGACCGGATCGCATCGCAGGCCCGCATGGGCCCATCAATCCCCGGACCGGGCGGAATCGGTGTTACCTGACCGTGCTACAGCCGGGGCAGGCGGTGCCCCTGCCGCCATGGTCTGAGCAGGCCCCAGCGGGAGCAGGGACGGGGCCCGGTGGCCCTAAGCCCAGGCCTCCATACCTGCCTCCCGTAACCAGGCTGAAGGCAGGTGGTAGGCCATGAGCCAGATCGGCTCGGGGAACCTGGAAGCGCTCCTGCCGTTTGCGTCGGCCATCGCGGTGGTCTCCGTGGGCGCGAATGCCACTGCGACGAGCGTGCCCATCGCCGGCCTCAGTCTCAGCACGAGCGATCTGGCCGGCGGGTGGGCGCTGTTTGAGGCGGGGGCGCTGGGACCCGGCACAACGGCGACGCTGGCCCCGATTGCCAGCAACACGGCCTCTGCCCTCTCGTTTGCATCGGGCGCGCTCTCGGCAGCCCCCCAGGCCGGATACCGCGTGTGGCTGTTCCAGGCGGGCCAGTTCAACGTAACGGTCAGCGCGCCGGAGAACGTGCAGCAATGGGGCGGACAGGCAGTCTCTGCGGCATCCAACGGAATACCGCTCATGGCTATCACGACACCTAGCTCTGGCGGGGTACCGGCTGGGATCAACGAGGCTACTGGGGCGGCCCTGCCCAACTATCTAAACGGGCTCGACACGAATGCCTTCTGCTACCAGTGGGATGCTGCAACCAGCAACTGGGTTCCCACAGCGCTCAACGTTGGGGCGCCTGGATCAGCTGCTCCAGCATCGGCCGTGCAGGTTGCAGGCACGGATGGGACTGATCTGCGGGCACTCTCGACCGACACGAGCGGGCACCTAAACACCAATGTCGTGAGCGCGCTCCCTGCGGGCACCAACACCATCGGGGCTGTCAATGCGATCCAGTCCGGCTCATGGACGGTGGCAGATAGCACCCTTGCAGGGGCCTCGGGCGCGCCTGCGTCCGCCGCACCATCTCAGGCCGTGCAGGTGGCAGGCACGGACGGGACAGACCTGCGGGCCATTGCCACGACTTCTTCAGGTCAGGTGCTTGTGTCTCCCGTAGCAAGCCCTCCTGCCACGCTCGTGCTAAACGAGAAAGCCCTTGCGACTAGCGCAACAACCGCCATCATGGCTGCCGCGTACACCGTGCCTGCGAACGGGACGCTCAACATCGCGGTTGGGATTGAGAGCGGAGCCACGGCCACGACATTTTTGATTACGAGAAACGGCACGCAATACCTTGCGATCAACGCGGGAAATAACCTTACAGCGGGCGCAGAGTACGACGTGAGCCTCCCCGTAGTGGCCGGGGACACCGTCAACTTCGAGACGGGAGCGGCGACGACGCTTGCGGTCCTAGAAGCATTCTTTGTGCTAGGACAGTAAACAACGGGGGGTACATTGGGTGCCACACTTCGCGCCAGCAAATACAGCTACTCCAAGTTACACGCTACCATTCATGCCTTCCCAAACTTGGATTGGAATGGGTACCGAAGATGCGTCTCAGACGTGCCTCACAGTTGACACATTCGTCCTTACTCCTTACGGAGAAAAACCAATAAGGGACATTTCCGCTGGAGACGAAGTACTAACTATGGGACTAGACGGACATCTAGAAGTAACACAAGTAATGACCGTCGGAAAGCCGCACCGAGAACAAGTTTACGATATTTACGGATCAGGGGGAGTGCATATAAGGGCAACCGAATTCCACAGGTTTGCTGTAGAACGATGGCATTCAACATATGCGACACGCGAGTTTGTAGACGTCAGGGATATTACAAAGGGTGATGTTATCGTATCGAAAACGCATAAGCGAGTCACCGTAGAAAGGATTGAAAGGGGAGACAAGGAGATGGTGACTAACCTAACAACCTTATCAGGCTCGTATCTTATAAGTCAGGATGGCATCGTATCAAAGGACGCAAGCGACCCGTTCACCGCAGAACACATTTACGTTTTCTACTAATGGTGTAGCGATGAAACTACTCGTAGCGCTTATGAATATGGCTGGTATTGGCGGTATGGAAAACGTACTTGCCGCATGGGACTCAAGTGTCCCGGATCACGTTTCGATAACTTGGTTGCTGTCGAAGCCTAGAAAGACGAAGGAAGCAGACTTCTACGACAAACTGCATGGTGACAAATATTATTGGCTTGATCCAACTATGGACATTATAGAAAGATCAAGAGTGACCATAAACATCATTGATAAAGTGCATCCAGACGTACTTATAGCACCAACGGGAACATACGTAGGATCGCATGTATCGTCAGTCGTAATTGCCAAAGTAGCCAGAGCGATTCCAACAATAATTTGGCTTCACGGAAAGCCAAGCCTTGGAACCGCCTTGTCAAGTGCTTACATGCTAAAGCATGCAGATGCGATATGGGGATGCGGCCAAACGGTTATAGAGGATGCGAATCACTTTGCCCCTAATGTGCCAAAACTACACATAACCAATCCTATACTAAATAGGTGCGATAAAGAAGCCGCAATAGGAGACAAAAGAGAAGATCACAACGAGCCTACGGTATTGTATTGCGGACGGTTGGACGCAGACCAAAAAGGAGTAGACCTGCTGATAGAGGCGATGCTCAAAGCAAAACAGAAGCCTAGGCTAGCTATCATTGGCGGCTTTACCACGGAGAGCCAAGAAGTAAGACATAGGGTGATGACACTTATAAATGAACTATCCAAGGCGGCATCCGTGCTACAAGCAGACTGGTCGGACAACCCATGGAACCTAGCGAGTGCTCTAGGAGTTGACTGGACTATCATTCCGAGCATCGACGAAGGCGAACCTTTGGTGGCACGGGAGTCATTGGCTTGCGGTATACCTCTTATTGCCATACATGGGGCAACAGAAATAGCGCTTACCGGAAAGGAGAACGGAATTCAATTTACTACATACGCCGAACTAACAGAACTGTTAGAACGAGTAGCAACGAATAGATTAGCTAAGCCTAAAATCCAAATACAGTCAGACACTATGACACCACAACATATGTGGACAGAGTGTTTGGAGTCCATAAGACTGCTATTGGCAGATGGACTGTCTTGATAGGCAATATCATTGGTGCTGCTATTTATCTATCCTTGATTTCTCCCATTTCCTCCCTCAACTGGGCAGGGCAAGTCGTAAATACTCCCGGTAACGCTAACTTTGGGGTCATTGCCGCCACTTGGGTGGAACCGGCATTCAAGCCTAACCCCAATGGTCCTCCTGAGCCAGGAGATGTTGGTGGTGGCGCGGATGCGATATGGGTAGGGCTTGGTGGCATGAACGGCCTCAAATACTCCGGGAACCTGTGCCAGGCGGGCACCTTAGACGTGGAGGCCGAGTCCGGCCAGATCCTGGAATACCTAGTGGCCGAAGATTACCCGAAACCCGCTATGCTCTCATCGTTCACCATATCCCCAGGCGACACGATCATGGCTCTCGTCGGGTATTTGGGGGGAATCCCTGCTGCCATGGTGACCGATTTGACTACGGGCCAATCCTTAGCCATCGGATGCTCTCTTCCCACTGGTGGAGGGTGGGATTCCGCAGAGTGGGTGATGGAGGCGCCTACCTTTGTAGAGGGTCCTCACGCATATCTTGAGCCAGTGTTGGAACCAAATCCGCAAAACGACGGCGTATTCGCATGGCAGTCCATGTCGCTTGGCCTTTCACCTGGGCACGGGTGGCCTGCGTGGCTTGCGGCACAGGCTCCCAGTGTATGGATGCCCAACTGGCAGACGTTCATGCAGCCTATGAACATGGTATGGCCTCTTCCCATTGCAGGAGAAAGCACGACGCAACTTGTGGGGTCGCCAGTTCAGGCGGACTGGAATGGACTTGGACCAGACACTGCCACCATTACTTGGCAGCCGACCCCGTACAGCTACCGGCCGATCGTGCGGATGATAGGCTCCTTGCTAGGGGGGTAAAACATGGACCCGTGGGAAAAGTGGGCATTGGCCGGAGCATCTGCAGTGGCAGCCGGAGTAGTGGTGTACAAGCTCACAGCCAAACAAACTTATTCTAGGACTGCATCTTTGGCGGCGAAATCGCCAACTGTCACAATCTCTGGGCCATCATCAGCAAGCCTCCTAGACAGTACTGGGCATTACCACAGCTCCACCTTTGTTGCATCCATCTCCCCCGTACCAAATGGTCCCATCATCTGGACATGGACCGCCATTACGGGAGGACAGCCACTGACCACAGTACGACCTGGCAGCACGACTTCAACGCTGCATCTCACGCCAGGAAACGCAGGGACATGGACGATAGAAGCTACTGCACAATGGCCCACAGGAAGTGCCACCGGTTCGGCTACCTTCACGGTTACTGGATAGCCCATAGGCTAATGTAGGGATGTTTTGCCCATACATCAGAATCCGCCTCCCGCGTCCCTTCTGCCACGACCACCTTCTCTTTCTCCCCGGACACGCCCACGAGTTCATTTGGCCTCTCGTAGAGGCTGACCATCCGCTTGCTGCCACCGCTGGACCACCGCAGGAACCGCTCCACGTCCGAAGCATCGACGCCCGCCCCCCGCAGGTCCCTCACAAGAGCCCTCCGTACCGCATGCCACGCAACCCCGCGTGGCTTTTCCGCGTCCATCGCCACGTCCCAAATCCGGCCAAAGGAGGCCTCTACATGGCTCTCTTCGGCCATCGGCCAGTGCTCCGGCAGGACCCTAGCTACCTCTGGCGGCAGCCATGTCCAGCGGGCGGTACCGCCCTTAGCGGTGCGGATGTAAATGCGCTCACCGTCGCGGTCCACGTCCTGGTCCAGCACCGACGCCATCTCCGTCGCGCGCAGGCCGTAGACGGTCGAGAGCGCCAGGTAGCCGACGTGCTGTGGGAGGACCAATCCCGATCGAGCTGCCCCTATGAGGCGGGATATGGCCTCACCGTCGAGCGCAGGCCGCGACGAATCCTGCGGGTCATAGCGGTGGCCGGGGACTCGCGGCGGCTCAAGCCCAAGTCTGCGGTAAAAGGCCCGCACCGTGCGGTACACCTGGTCCACGGTGCCGGGTTTCATGCCTTGCGCCTCCAGGTCGCGCAGGTACTCAGCCAGGGCGCGTCCGGCGTTTTCGTGCCAGCCCTGGGCCTCGACGAAGCGGCGGACGATCGCGGCCCGCTTTGGACCCGCCGCCTCGCCGTACTGCCGTATGGCCTCTCCCACCGTCACCAAGGACCCCCCTTTACCGTCGCCAGCCCTATGCTAAAGCCAGGGGTGCGGACAGCCATGGACTTCGAGCGAATCTTGGCGCGGCCCGGACCTAACCCGGCCCTATGGTACTGCCGTGAGTGCGCGTCCGTCTGCGTGGTCCTGTTCGGCATCGCAACCCGGTGCCCGCAGTGCGGGAGCACTCTAGCGGAGGTCGAGAGGCGCGATGCCCGAGTCTTGATCGTGCAGCTCCTCGGGGACCCGGTGCTGCTCAACGCCTGGGACGCACTTGCGGAGGCGGCGATCCTTGGGAGGCTCACGGCTGAGCAGAGGGACGCTGTGGACGCCGTGCTGCTCGTGATGCGTGCGGCCTCAACTTCGATCCTCACGCCGCGGGAGGGGTAACAAGAGTGCCTGAGACGGCAGAAGGCTTTCTTTGGGAGACGGCCACGACGCTTTCCAAGCACACCATCGAGCATCTTCGCGCCCGGATGGACAAGGCGGCCGGCGTGGGGCAGTTCGCCCCTCCGCCCATGACCCTTCAGGCGCCCGCCTTTACTCCTCCGACCTTCGCCCCGCCCAAGATTCCGTCCCTGACGGCCATGGCAGCAGGCGCTGCGGTCTCCGCAGTCGCCGTAGAGGAGGCACCTTCGCAGGAACGGGCCAGAGAGGCCCAAAAGGGCGCATCTACCCCCCTGGACGATAGATCACCCATGGACGAATCCGAAGTGCCCCTCAAAACGCCCCAAAACGGGGGCGCTTCCGCCGACCCTGCGAGCTACAGCTACGCGGATGAGGTAGCGGACGGAATTGCCTGCGCCAAATGCACCCACGGGCATTTGCGGGCCATGGCAGCCGCGGCTAGGGAGGCAGCGCAGGCCGCGGAGCAGGGGCAGGAGGAGCGTGCCCGTGCCCTCACGGCGCGCGTCCTGGCCGAGAGCGCCGTGCTGAAGGAGTACGACTGGCAGCCAGCTAAGGTGGCACGCACACCTGAACCTGAACGGCACCTGGTGGAGCAGGCCATGCCCTGCGTGCGGGACGCGGAGCGCGAGGCTGAAGGCCCTCCGCATGAGCTGGTCCTAGCGTGGGGAAGCGTGGATGAGGCCGTGCGGTTTGCCCGCTCCCCCAGGCTGACCGACAGTGACCGCCGGGAGATCGAAGCGCGCCTGAGGCGCTACTACGACACGGCGGACATGGCTGAGCGTGTCCTTGCCGCACCGGCCATCCGGGACACGCCCCAGGACCGCGAGGCGAAGCGTGAGGCCGCACGCCACCTGCGCGAGGCCCGGCATGCGCTGGAAGCGGGATCGCCCTACGACCCACAGACTCTGGAGACGGCTTCCGCCCACCTGGAGGCAGCCGCAGTCGCCATGACCCCTGCCCCCGATCCCGAGCGGGCAAAGCGGCTCGCCGACACGTGCTATGTCTGTAGGCGGGACTTCGAGGACGGATACCTCGATCTCATTCGGTCCCAGCGCTAGGAGGGGTTTTGGTGGGGGTGCCACTTTCGGACCACTGGAAGGATGCTGTGGAGCACCTGATTGAGGCAGCGGAAACGGACAAGCGGGAGTTTGTCCAGGCGGTGGCGGATCGCATCCACCGCTCAGTCGACCTGGCTACACAGGCTGCCACCGCGGACCCTCCGAACCCGCCGGCCAACTTGCGCGTCACCAGCATCGAGGTCCTGAGCCCGACACGCGCGCTCCTGTATGTGGCCTGGGACCCCGTACCGGGCGCGACGCTCTACCGATACGGGCACGACGGTCCCGACGGCGCATGGCACCGGGTGATCGCCACGACCCCCGACACGACCGCCGAGATTGGGCAGTCGCTTCCATTCGTCGTGGCGCCCGGATCGCCCTACACCTGGTACGTGCAGGCCGGTGTGTCCTATGGTGCCGAGGAGCTTTGGTCGGACCCCGCCGTGATGGAGGTCCAGGTGCCGGAGTATGTCCCGCCCGAGCCTTCCACCGCCAAGCCTGTAGCATCCGTGACCGGGCAGATCGAAAACGACGCGCTCGTTGTCCCGCTCCTTGTGGGCAAGCCAGGCGGCGACCTTTCGGATGTCTCGTTTGTTGTCGACACTGGCGCCTTTGAGTGCGCGATCGACGCGGCCACGGCGCAGGCCTTGGGACTCCCCAACCTTGGGCCGATCCAGGTCGGCGGGGTAGGGGGCAGCGCGGCCGCCTATCTCACGCAGGTCGACGTGCAGTTCGGTCCCGGTGGAACGGTCTACCGGTCCGTCAACGCGGTCGCGATCGACGGGTTTGGGCAGAACCTCTGGGGCCTGCGGTTTGCGGTCGACCGCGGCTACGAACTTCGCCTCAACACCCGGTCGGCCACGCTCGCCTACTACGAGGCGGACTAACGATGGCCGACTGCCTGACCCCCCCTCCGCCTTCGCGCCGCCTACCCCCCTCGCAGCTATACGAGCACCTGGAGGCGTGGGCACGTGACCGCGGCATCGAGGTGCTGGAGGCCGACTTCGGCCCCGGTACCGAGACGGAGCGGTACGCGGAGGAGCACCTGGCGGGTGTCGTGGCTACCAGGGGTACGCACTTTGTCGCAGTCGTGGACCGTACGCTGGACGACAAGGAGAGGGCCCTGACCCTGGCCCACGAGCTGTCGCACATCCTGTCCGAGTTCGGGCCGACGCCCCCTCGGCATGGGGTGATTCTCGATGCTCGAGGGAATGTGGAGCCACGCGCGTACGCCACGGAGGCCCTGTTCGGGCTCGCAACCGGGCTGATCCAGGCCTCACCCGGGCAAGCCAACAGCTTCATGACGGATACGGTAGAGAGGCTTGGCATGGAGCCGTTTGTAATTGGGTGCGAGCTGTCGGACGCGGCCAAGGGGTCCCCGCGGTCGGCGAGGCAACCTCCCCTTGGTACGGTCGGGTATCGCTGACTGCCTGCGCATACAAGGAGAGGGCCCAGGGGTTGACCCTGGACCCTCTTCTCGGTTCGTGTTACCGGGCGCGTCCGCCGCGGCCAGCGCAGGCCTTCGAGGCCTGGGTGAACCGCTCCCGTACGGACATTGCATCCTGCCGCGCGTCCCCGCCCCTGGCCGTGAAGCCCCGCATTTGCTCGGCCACGCACTGCTTGTGGGCGCGCAGGCGCTCACTGCTCTGACGTGCGTGCTTCGTGCGGACGAAGCTGTTGGTCTGACCCGTGACAGGATCGCGATGCAAATAGGTTTCGAGTTCCAGCGGGTAGCCCGCCTTTGCCATAACGGTCCCTCCTGTCGTCGGCTCGCGAGCCGCTTTTGGAGTTGCGGCCTACCAGCATAGTAGGGCCGGGCTCGATCACCTTCGGTCGCTCGGGTATTGCTTGTCCAAGGCGGCGCACTCGTGGGCTGCCTTACTGAATGCCGCACGGACCTCGCGCTCATCTTCGGCCGCGCCATGTCCGCGGTAACGGGCTCCCCTCAGCTCCTCCGACATGCAATCCCGATACGCGGCGAGCCGTGAGCTATGCGTGACGTCGTGCCGTTCACGCAGGACGAGCTTGCGCTTTCCCGTGACCGGGTTGCGGTACAGGTAGGGCTCGTACTCCTCCGCTAGGCTGTAGCCTTCCTTGGCAGCCATGGCTACGCGGGCTCCTCTACGACCGGCGCCGGGCATGTGCTAGGCGGAAGGGGCGGCCAGGTATCGGGCGCGTCGGGAGCCGTGCCCACCACGTCATACCATATTTCGGCCTCGTATCTCGGCCCGCCGCACGGCATTCGCTCGATGACAGAGCGTGCGGCCTCATAGGCCTCCTGCTCCGTCGCCTCGCCCTTGGCTTCCAGAGCAAGCAGCTCCTGAGCTGACACGCCCGCCTCCTGCGCCAGGTCGGCAATGCGGCCGATTCCGATGGTCAGCTCGCATGGGCGCGGACGCTCCACCGTGCAGCTTGCGTGTAGGTCGTACTCGCCGTCCTGCGAGTCGCCCTTCGCTTTCTCCATGTCCGTGCCCGACACGTCGTACACCCCGGGCGTCGTTTGCACCGCGGGCTGATATTCGATCCCGGTTGCCGTACGGATCGCCTCCCCGATACGCGGTAGCTCCTCCTCTGGTACGCTCAGAACGCCCAGCGGCTCGCCGCGGTCGAACAGGACCGCGTCGATCACGTCCGGCCCATAGCGGTATGCCATGCGCATCCCTCCTGCCCACACAAGCGTAGCGCGTGCATGTCTCGCGCTCCTTGTCTGGGGAGTGGTTTCGCGGTTCCTCTCCCGCGACATAATCCCCAAGGTAGTTTTGTCGCGATGATGGATAGGGTATCCTAACTACCACTCTTTGCTTGATCCGTTGGGTATCCTAACCTGTTTGGGTCTTCTGCTTCTCTTGGGATTGTGAGCAGTTTCACAATCCGTTTGTTTGCTTCACCTTGGGCTTGTGAAGATGTTCACTATAGGTTTGTTTGTCTTCTGGTTGCTCTCTCCTAATAGTTAGGACGTCTTTACAAGTTAGGCGTGCGGGTTTTCCTGGATTCCTCCCAGAATCTAGAGAAACGCGCGCGCATAGGGGACCGCGGCGTGATCCGGACCAATCCGAACGGTCTGGCGAAAAAACTTGAAATCGGCAGCTAGAGAGAGCAAAAGGAAGGAAGGTTGACGCTAACCCATCGAAACCGGACTAGACGGCCCGACAGAAGACTTGAAGGGTTGACGCCAACCCGAGATAATGACGCCAGAACGAAACCACGACAGGAGGGACCGAAAGTGGAAGCTTACCTAGACGAAGCCACGCGCCAGAGTGTCGTCGAGCATCTCATGTCTTGTGTACCGCCGAAGTATCGCGTAGGGGATCGCGTCCTCGTGAAGCACGTCCTCGCAAAACTCAATGAGTATGACGGCAAGACGGCAACCGTGCGCAGAGTGCGGCCGCGTTGGGAGGAATGGGATGGCGCGCGGTACGTGCGGCGCGGTCTTGTGATCGACAGCTTGACAGGAGTTCTGCCGCACGTCATTCGGGACGAAGGACATATTGTGGAAATCCAATGGCCGGAGGAAACCAAGCAGTTTCGCTTCGCGGGTTGGGATCTTTCGCTCGACGTTGACGGCCTACCCTATGGTCTTATCACCGCAGACAAGAACGTTCGGAAACTCTAGCGATTCGCGGCGCGTCCTGCGCCGCATGGTGAGGGATCCTCGCCATGCGGGACCGGACGCCAGGATCCGGCCAAACAAAAACCCGGCCCGCCACGGCCGGGAGTGAAGGGAGAACCCACAAATGAAGCCTACCTACACGAAGGAAGAACGTCAAGCGTACATGCGGGAGGAAACCCGCAAAGCCATGGAGTCCGTCCTTGAAATGGTCCGGAGCGGCCAGGTCGGCGACGCGATCGCTCATCACCTTATGGACGTATCTCCGGACGCTCCCTGCCGCGAATGGAGCCCGACGAACCGCATGCTCCTGTATCTCAACAAGACGGCTGACGCGCGCGGATACCGCCAATGGGCAGAAGTCGGCCGCCACGTCGCGAAAGGAGCCAAGGCGTTTCATATCTTCGTCCCGCGGTTCGTGCGGGTTGAGAAAGCCGACACAGAAACGGGAGAGGAGAAAGAAGAGCAAAAGCTGATTGGCTTCATGTTGGCGCCCGTCTTCCGGTACGAAGACACGGAGGGAGAACCCTTGCCCGAGTACCAAGCGGGCCCGGTTCCCGACTTCGCCGAAGCTGCAACCGCATGGAATATCGCGATTGAGTACGGCCCGTCGACGCAGGGAGAGTACGGGTTCTTCTCAGTCAAGGGGCGCGAAGTGATCCATCTATCCAGCCAAGATCCCGACACTCTTTGGCACGAACTCGGCCACGCTGCCCACAAGCGCCTACTCGCTAGTCAGGGAAAGAGTATGAAGCCCGGCCAGGACGTGGAACAGGAAATCGTCGCGGAATGGGTCGCGGCGACCATCGGCCGGATCGTCGGCCGGCCAACGGGAGAAACGGCATGGGCGGTCCGCTACATGGAGGCCTACGCGGGATCGCAAGAACGGCTCTTGGGATCGCTTGCCGGGCTTGCCGCAGTGGCTGAGGATTGCGTCCTGCTCATCATGGACGCGGCCGCAAGCGTGGCGACCATCGCCCAAACGGCCTAGGAAGACACGGCGCGTCCCGCGCCGCATGCTCCGGGGCACGGGGCATGCGGGGCCGGATGAGAGGCCTAGGAGGGAGGACAAATCTTGGACATGGATCTTGACGTCCAGCTCCCCTAAGCTTAGGGTGGCGTCAGGTTGACGTTAGGGAGGATACTATGCCGAACAAGCCTGGACCCAACCGACGTCGCATGACGCTATGGCTGGACCGAAGCACCCTTGAGCAGTGGCGTCGGTATTACGACAGGTTCACGAATCCAGGGAACCGACGGATCGAGGAGCTAATGCTCCAGGAGATCCGGCGATTGGAGGAGATTGCAGAAGGTAATGCGCAAAAGTGTGACGCTAACCCCAGCGGAAAGGGAGAGAAGGGAACAAAAGAGAGTTGACGGGTTAGCGTCAACCCGGATATGATGGTCCCAGATCGAGCGAACACAAGGAGGGTTTCCAATGAGTGAGGTACGGTGGCCGAACGCGAGGTCTTTCACGCGGGAGCAGCTTCGAGTGGCGGCAGTTCTCCTGCGGCAGGCAGGATATGACGTGCACACAAAAGACCTCGACCCCTACGCCATCAACATCGTTCGCAGTGTCGCCGGGAGCAACCCCGACGACGTTCGGAAGGTCCAGCGCATCTTGGAGCGCGTCATGGGGTAGTCCCAGCGCGTTCTGCGCCGGAGGCTTCGGGGAAGAATCCAACACGAGGGAAGGGGAATGGGGCATGTTGACGCGGGAAGACAAGGTGCGCTTGGGCAGGCTGACGGAGCGGGATGGGGCAGGGCATCACTTCACCGACGTTGAGGACACGTACTGGCTCCGTCGTATGGAGGACGCAGGGTATATCACGATCACCCGGCCCGTGCATGAGCAGACAGGTATGCCTTACGGTCGCGGACACTGGCACCTAGATGTAGCTCCTGTCGTGGAATCCTGGTTCGGGCCGGACGGCGAACTGGACCCTAAAGCGGAGGAGTTGGAGGCCCTAATCGTGGAGGCAAGCGAAGCTCTCGATCCGGACCATCAGGGCGAGCACTGGCCGGACCCCATTGCGTGGGACGGGCGGCATTTGACGGAGCAGGCGAGGGACTTGATCGCGCACTTGCAGACGCTGTGTGAGGAGTATGCACACTCGGAGGATGTATCCGTGGCGCGTCTAGAGCACCTGGAGGATCTTCAACGACGGATGGAAGCGGTGCTTTCTACCATCCCGTAGGGCCCACGGCGCGTCCTGCGCCGCGTGCCGCATGACCTGCGGTACGCGGGGCCGGATGATCCGGTCGAAGCAAGAAGGAGGGAAGACTTGATGCAGTATCGGTTGTTTGCTTGCGATTACGCAGAACACGTGTTGACGCGCGAGCGGGAGTTGGGTTATGAACCCGACCCCCGCAGTTGGCAGGTGGTCGAGGAAGCTCGAAAGTACGCCCTCGGCCAAACCACGCCGGACGCACTCGCAGCGGCTTGCGACGCTGCGAGTGATGCCGTTGTCGCCGCTAGCGGCGTGGCAGTGCCTGCCCATGTTGGGTACGCAGCCGTTGCCGCGCTTGGTTGCGGCGCGTTCGGCGATGACGAGTTTACGGCGCAGTATGTATGTTACTTCGGGCTCCAGGCGGCATCCGATGCTGCCGCAGTCGCTGCTGCCGATAGTGTCGATAGAAGCGACTACGACGCGGACTGTGCCGCTGCCTATGCCGTTCTTTCTGCCGCGGTTGGCACAGCCCGCGAGGCTGCTTTGGCTGCTGAACACGAGTGGCAGGAACGGCGATTTAGCTTTTGGACAGAGCAGATAGCCAGTGTGGAGCAGTAGGATCTTCGGCGCGCCCTGCGCCGCATGCGCCGAACAGTAACCGTCGGGGCATGCGGGGCCGGATGGCTGAAGGGGGGTGAGGTCATGCGCGTAGTCTTCCGCCTGGCCGTGGCGCTGGTCGCGGTCGACCTGGTGCTTTCCGTGGTCTATCATGCCCGCGCAGCTCCTGCAGCCTGGCAGCCCTGCGTGGCGCTGTCTCAGCGAGTCACGGGCGCAAGGGAAAGGTCTTGCGTGGCTCAGGTGGGCAGGTGGGTCCAGGATGCTATCCCGAATGCAGGGTCCTTGATTTGGCGGGAGATTCAAGTTGTAGAGCGTAACGTGCGCGAAGGGAGGAACACCGTATGAGAAAGTCCGTTGTTGCGGCGGTTTCTTTTGCAGCCTGCCTGACAGTTGCGGTAGGAGCCGCCCAGGCCCAAACCCCGCCGTGGACGCAGGTTGTCCACGAGGCCTTGGGCGCTGAGTACGCGGTCGGCGTTGGGCAGAGCGTGTGGGCCGACTTCTTCGGCAGTCGGCCTGCCGCCATGTGCACCGGTTGGCAGGCGGTCGTGGACGGCCAGGTGCGCGAGTACACGGCGGTTCACTGCGTCGGTTATTGGGTCCAGGGTCACTACACGTCGTCAGGAGCCTACGATCCCACGCATTGGGACGTGTGGGGTCAGGTGGACGTGCGAGGCCTCCGGGGCCCGTGGGTCCATGAGGCCGGGCTTTGGGCGCCAGGCGATACGGTCATGTGGGGCTACGATGACGTGACGTACACCCTTGCCGAGCCGCTTCAGCCAGGAAGCATCGTGGGCGTCGGGTCCGGTGCGCCGCTTGCTCCTCGCTACTTCACCATTGCGGGGTGGCGGGCGCTTTATCCAGGCGAGCCGTGCATCGTCGTGGGCGACGGCGACGGCGGATGGTTCGACGGCAACTCGGCGACCGTCAACTTCCTCACGTTCCGCGGCTTCCAGCACGGCTTCACGTACCAGACCGAGGGCGGGACCATGCCCCCGTACCTACAGCTCGGGTGGGCCGAGATTTTCAGCGGAAGCTCGATCGCCGGCGAGAGCGGTGCGCCCATTATCGACCCGCAGGGCCAGGTCGTGGGCGTTCTCGTCGCCGGCGGTGGCGGCGAGACGATGGCGGTGCCGATCAACCAAGAGGGTGTCCCGGTGGTAGCCCCTGGGCAACCGGCTACCGAAACGCCGGTGGAAGCCTATGGCAACTGATCTTGATCGAGTCATGGAGTATTACCGGCAGACCGGCTGGCAGTACAAGCTGGTCTGGAGCCCGGAGCACCTCCACTACGGGTGGTGGGATGATGGCGTGTCTAGCCACGCAGCCTCCCTCACCCGCATGCTGGAGGTACTGGCAAACGCGGGGAGCGTGTACTTCCCAGGGACGAAGGTCCTGGATGCCGGCTGCGGCACGGGTGGCACGGCCCGGTGGCTGGCCGAAGCCCGCGGGGCGCAGGTCGTGGGCGTGTCGGTCGTGCCTGAGCAGATCGCAGAGGCGAACCGCATCAGGCTGCGCAAGGGCGTCCGTGGGGTGCGTTTCTTCTGCGCCGACTACCGGGACCTGCCGCTCCCGAATGAGTCATTCGAGGTCGTGTTCGCGATCGAGTCCTCGTGCTATGCCCGCCCTAAGCTGGACTTCCTGACGGAGGCCTTCCGGGTCCTTGAGCCCGGCGGCCGCCTGGTCGTGGCGGACTTCTACCGTACGGGGCAGGCCACTCAACGGCTTGAGCGGTGCCTTGAGGAATGGGAGCAAGATTGGGCGATGCCGAGGCTCCAGACCCCTGACGAATGGTACGACGACCTCCTGACGGCAGGATTCTCCAGGGTCTCCAGTTGGGATGTGACCCGCAACGTGCTCCCCTCCGCGCGCCGACTTCGGAGGCTTGTCCGGGTGTTTGGCCCGCTCGCGAGACTGTCCGCCCTTTGGGCGCCGAGGGTACCGATTCGGAACATCCTTTCGGCTCAGCGGCAGTGGGAGGTCCTGTCGCAGGGAGCGGCCTGCTATCGGATCACGGTGGCTAGCAAGCAGTAGCACCCAAGCTCCTCCGAGCGCGTGGATGCAAATGGCATAACAAGGAGGGCCAAATATGGCTGACCTGGATGCGATCCTTGCAACGTGGCGGGAAACCGGTCAGGCAGACGTGCCGGCTCTCATCGAGGAGATCCACCATTTGCGGCATGTACAATCAATAATCCTGCGGGAAGCAGGGGCTCTCCTGTCGGCGTGGCGTGGCGACTGGAGCGGAATTTACTTCGACGGGCGCGACACTTTTTGCCTGTTCAAGGCACTTGAGGAGTGGGTCAAGGGTGGTGCCGAAGGTGAGTTTACGCGGTGCTACGATTGGCACACAAAACTGATCGATAAGTACTGAAGCGTCCTTCCACCAAATGGCATCCCGTCGTCTAGCGTGCGTCTAGCCAATTCGGTTCGATTTTCCCTATGGAGCCATGCGGCCTCTAGGGTCGGAGGATCGTAAAAACGGCGCTGTTCCGGGCTTTTTCTAGACTCCGCAGTACGGGATAGCACGCCTAAGACATGGGGGGACGTGCATGGCATTCAAGAGGTCAGGGGTTCGATCCCCCTCCGCTCCACCACCTTAGAACCCTACAGCCGCAAGGCTTTCGCGATTTGGGGCCGCCCGGTTGGGCGGCCCCTTTCGTGTCTCGTCTAGCCAACGTCTAGCCAATTTGGTTTCTTCCATCCAACTGCGGGCGAAGCTTCTCGCCCATGAGGTCGGCCGCGCGCCTGTGGCTAGACGGTAGTGACCCCGCGTAGGTCCTGAGAAAGAATGCAGCATCCTTGTGGCCAAGGCGGTCCGCGACGGTCCTCGGGTCGACGCCCGCCTCCAGCATGCGCGACCCGGCCGTGTGCCGGAGGTCGTGCATACGCACCGGACCTATGCCTGCCGCTTCCACGATCCGTCTCAGCTCACGCTGCGCGACCTGCCGGTAGCGGGGCGGCCCTCCCTCTTCGTTGGCGAAGACCCATCCTTCCTCGCGCCAGAATGGCCCGGCCCGCTCCCTTTCTTCCTGCTGCCGGTCGCGGTGTGCCCGGAGTGCTGCCATCGTGTCGGCATCCAAGGGCATGCTCTGGAGCGATGTGACGGTCTTGGCTACTCGCACCCGCAAGGCCGCCCGGGTCCAGTCCACGTCCTCCCACCGGAGCGCAAGGAGACTCCCCACCCGCATGCCCGTTGTGGCGGCCAGGCGAAACAGCACCCAGTAGCGGGGCGAAACCTGCTCAGCCGCTGAAAGAAACACCCGCAGTTCCTCCCAGGTCAGCCGGCGTGGCTCTCGCGTCCGCTGACCGCGCGGCGGATGCAGTCGCGCAGCCGGGTTGCGTGCAAGGAGTTCGAGGTTGACCGCATCCTGCAGAGCCTCCCGGAGCACCGCGTACTGGAGCTGTACGGTACGCGGGCTGGCCGGACCTGTTCGGCCGTAGGTAGATCCGTCGGCGCGACGCCGGGGTAAGAGCTGCGTAGCTGCAGGTGATGCCAGGTAGCGGCGCACGACGGCCGGAGTCACCTCGGTAAGCGCGAGGCCTCCGACGGCCGGGATGATGCGGGCGCGAACCATGGTGCGATAGAGGGACAGTGTTGCTGGTCGGAGCCCTTCCCGCTCACGGGCGCTCAGCCAGTCCTCCAGATGCTGCGCGAGCGTGAGCCGCCCCGCCTGCGCCACGTGCCCGCGTTCCTCATACTCCTCCAGCAGCATTCTGAGCTGTGCCTCCGCAGCCTGCCGGTAGGCACGCTTCCCCGTCCCTTCTGGCCGTGGCACAACGCGCCAGATTTCGCGCTTCTTGCCGGTTTTCGGGTCCTTCGGCCGCACGACCGTGTACAGGCGGCCGCCCCGCTCGATGATGCTGCCACGCATGCCTATGCTCCCTCCCTCTCCAGCGCCCCCATCTCGCGCCAGGCTGCAGAAGACAGAGCGGCCAGGCATCTCAGAGCGTGCCTGGCCTGTTCGCGGCGCGGTACCCAGTCAGCCACCAGGAGGACCATGCGCCCGTCGCGCGCATGACGGAGGAGCCGTGCAACGTAGCCACCGAGCCCGTGGTGCCCTATCCGGATGCGCACCCCCTCACGCCGAGCCATGTCCCTCACCCTCGTCCACGGATCCATGGTTGTCCGCCCCCGCGCGGTGTCTCGGGCGCGCTTTCCCCGACGAAACTATTTCTGTCGCCCGGAGGGGAGTATTTTTCGACTTCGCTTGGGGCTCGTCCTTGTGAATTTCCTGTGCATTCCTCTGTGGATAAGTAAGTTCTTCCAACGGGGCGAGCATGGCGTGCAGGACAGCCATCGTACGGCGACGCTCAACAAGCGTCACGGTCCTGCCCCCCCACATGACGACGGACGACCGTGCCACCGCCTCGTCCAACACCAGAGGAGATCTTGTCTCGGCCCCCGCCACTTCGTCGAGTCCAAACAGCCAGTCCAGGGACACCCCTAACTTTGCCGCAAGGGCACGCACCGTGTCGGCGTCGGGCACTGTGCCGTGCTCCCAGGCGGTGGCATTGCTGCGCCCGGTGCGATTCACCTGGCGTAGCAGTTCGGCCTTCGTCCAGCCACGGGCTTCTCTTGCCATCTTGAGCCGGCGAGAAAAGACATCACCAACCATGCTCACGCCCCCTTGACGTTCGGCGTAAGTGTACCTATCCTCGATTTGTGCAATGCACTTGAACCTAAGAGGAGGGTTCCCCTTGCCCGTTCGGTCAACGATTCGGGCCTTCCGCAGGGGAGGCAAGTCCCTGCGGGCAGCCGCCAAGGAACTGGGTGTCCCCGTGACCACCTTGCTCAGCTGGGAAAAGAGTCAGAATGCCCCAACCCTGGAGCGAGCCCTGCGGGTTGCCAAGCACTTTGGGGTGCCGGTGGAGGCACTGTGGCAGCTCGATGGTGAACGAGGCCCCGACAATGTTCTATCAGGCCGTACACCCGAACGCAACGGCTCTCGGCGGAAGGCTCAAGGGGGGGCATAGGCATGGCTCGCTCCGAGGGGGATACGGCCTATATCACGCCCGCAGAGATGGCCCGCGTCATGGGGGTCTCGCGGTCGACGGTGTACAGCCGTGTGCTTACCCCAGAGAGTGGCCTGCCTGTCCACTACCTCGGTAGAAGGCGCGTCGTGAGTCGGCGCGCCTTTTACGCGTGGTTCGACGGCCTGGAGGGGAGGCGGGCATGATGCTGTGCTGCATTTGCGGTGCTCCGGGGTCCCCGTGTCCCGTCTGCGGGTGGGGGGCGTGCCAGGACCATCCGCACAAGGGGCGGCAGGCCGTGCGGCAGCCCCGCCGGCGAGGGAGGCGTCGCCGGTGAAGCCGATCGTCCGCTACATCGCCCTGGAGCGACCAGGCCTAGATCCTACGTACTGGCGTCAGTTCGTTATCACGAGCACCGATGCCGAGCCGTACTGGGGAACGCCTCAGCCGATCACGCAGGCGACGTACCGCAGGGCCGTGGAGCGGGGCGAGTGGACGACGGTGAGGCGGCTTTGGGACCGGAGATTGGCTTCTCTTTTCCGATCCGAAGTCAGGTCGCTTTGAGGGGTGAGGAGGGTGAGAGGGGTGGCGATGTACATGGAACTCCGGTTCTTCCCAAAAACACTGAATGAGGCCGAGCTGGCAGAGAAGATCCGGTCCGCCGTGGCCGAGATCGTGGCAGAGCACGGGGGGAGCCTCAGCCTGTTCCGGCGCGAAAGGCGCATCGAGGAAGGTCTAGAGCCGGGAGCTGCGCACTACACGGTAGGCTTCTTGGAGGAGGAAGCCACCGGAACAATCTACATCGAGGGGCCAGAGATTCCTTTCCCTACGGTTTTGGAGGCTCCCCATGACTAGGCCTCTTTCCACCGTTTGGTCCGGGCCTGACGCATGGCTCCTCATGGCAGCTGTGGCCGATACGTCGGCAGGGCCTGTACTGCGGTGCGTGGCAGCGGGTGAGCGAGGCAGCCTCACAACTCGCGATGTGCTGCGGGTGTGCCAACTGCTGCAATCGCTCACTGTCCGCACAGACGGGAGGGAGTAGGGGTGGTCTGGGTGCCAAAGACGGCAGACTTTATTGTCCGGCTTGAGGATAGGAGCGCCGTGGCAGGCACGGTAGGAGAACTTACGGATTTGTTCGTTTCTAGCAACCCGCCAAGTTCGGCAAGGATTGCCTCGTGTCTCAAGTGTGAGTGGGTAGCGGAGTTTTATAGCGCAGCGCCAGAAATGTATCTGTCTAAGTTGATTGAGCACAAGCTCTGGCATCGCAACGATCCGCGTTGACTTGTGGGCGCTCCGGCGCCCTGGCGGCACGGGTCTTCCTCCGTCTACCGTGCCGCGAGGGGGCCGAAGGGCCCAAGACCCAGATAGGAGGAACTCTGTATGGATTTGATCGATAGCGTTGACACCTTGGTGAAACTTGCCCACCAGCACACCCAGATTCTTGCTAGTTACCTCCATTGGTCAGGGACCGATGGCGAACTTCGCCGACTGTTACGTAGAGACCCGGAACATCTTCCGCTCCGGCCCTACCTGGACGCGATTGAGGCCGTAGAAGCTCAGCTCGCTTACCTATTGATTGGCAGAAGCATCGGCGCGGAAGCCCTGGAGGCAGCCGAACGTGCAGCTCAAGAGGCGGCCTATGAGGCTAAGGATCGCGTCTACAAGGCTGCGCTCGAAGCAGGACTGGCGGCGGCGGCGAAGGAGGCAGAGTGAATGGGCGCAACACAAAACGCACCCGCCACAACGGGTGCGACAGAGGGAAACCCCATGCGTAGTATACGCTACCAGCGCATGCAGGCCAAGCGCCTAGTCTCTACGGACGGACTGTCGCGAGAAGACTGGCTTCTCATCCGCCGTTCGGGGATCGGCGGAAGTGACCTTCCGGTCATCCTGGGCCTCTCGCCGTACAAGTCGCCGATGGAGCTTGCGGCCGAGAAGTTGGGCCTGGTCGACCCGCCTGCCGACACGCGCGCCATGCGGCGTGGGCGCTACCTGGAGGACGCGGTGGCGAGGCTTTGGGCCGACGAGGAGGGGCGCACGATCCGCCGGGTTCACGCCGTCCTCCAGAGCCGCACAAACAGCCTCATGCTCGCCAACGTCGACCGCCTAGTGGCGGGCCCGCAAGAGGTCCTGGAAATCAAGACGTCCGGGGGATGGGCCGCGAGTGCCTGGCGGCAGGACGAGCCCCCCGCGCACGCGTCCATGCAGCTCATGCACTACCTGGGCGTCACGGGCCTGGATTCCGGCTACCTGGTGGCCTTCGTGGACGGCGACCTCCGCCCGTGGCGCGTCTGGAGGGATGACGCCCTCATCGCGTCCGCCTGGGACCAAGCGTCCAACTGGTGGGAGCAGTACATCCGTGCGGGCGTGCTTCCCGAGCCCACGGAGGCCGACACGGGCCTTCTGGCGCGACTCTATGATGCGTCGGAGCTAGGGCGAGAGGTCGACCTTCCCGACAGCGCCCGCGACCTTCTCGCCGCCTACCGCCAGGCGGGCGAGGAAGAGAAGGCGGCTAGCAAGCGCAAGGCCGAGGCCGCCAACCGGATCAAGGCGTTTTTGGGCGAGGCCGAGATTGGCCTTCTGGACGGCCAGGTGGCCGTGACCTGGAAGGCCTTCGAGCGGCGCCTTCTGGACACGGAGGCGCTTCGGCGCGAGGCACCGGAGGTTGCAGCGCGGTTTGAGCGTTCGCGCACGGAGCGCCGGTTGCTGGTCAAGGGAGGAGGTACGGAGGATGACTAAAGCAAGAACCGCCGAGGCCTCGACGGAGGCTCTAAGGGCCCGAGTCCAGGAGGCGCAGGCGGTCAAGGTCGACCCGCAGCGCACCGTGCGGGCCTGGCTTCAGCAGGTGGAGCCGGAGCTACGGAGGGCTGTCCCGCGTGGGGTCGACGCTGCCCGGATTGTGCGTCTTGCGCTCACGGAGATCCGCCGGAACCCGCAGCTCGCCCTTTGCACGCGCGACAGCCTCCTGGGCGCCGTCATGTGGAGCGCTCAGCTCGGGCTTGAGATCGGCGCCCCGCTCGGTCAGTCCTTCATCGTGCCGTACCGAAACCATGGGACGCTTGAGGCTCAATGGGTGCTCGGCTACACCGGCGCGCTTGCGCTGATCTACCGCTCGCCGCGGGTCAGGGACATCTATGTGGGCACGGTCCGCGAAGGCGACCTGTTCACGTACCGGCGCGGCATCGAAGACGTGCTCGTTCACGAGCCTGCGGGCTTCGACGAGACTCGCCCGGTCACGGCCTACTACCTGATGGTCCGCTTTCAGGACGGCGGGCACTACATCGCCGTCATGACCCCTGCCGAGATTGAGCGGCGACGCAAGAAGGCGTTGCGGGGTGCCCCGCGGTCCGGGGCGTGGCTGGAGTGGCCGGAGGAGATGGAGCGCAAGACGCTCGTCCGGGCGCACTACCGCTACCTGCCGATGGACGTGCAGACACAGCGGGCCTTTGCCGCCGACGAGGCGATCCTGCGGCCTGCGGCTCCCGACGCGGAGGATGACGGGATCGTGACCGTGACGCCCGCGGTGGAGGTCCTGGACGAGACGGCAGCACCGCACGAAGTAGCACCGGCAGTCCAGGCGCCTGAGAATCCGCCGGCGACGAAGGCTCAAAGCCCGCACGAGGCGTTGAAGGTGCAGTTCGGTCGCCTCGGCCTGGGCGGCCGCGCCATCGCCGCATGCCTCGAACCCTTCGGTGTGATCGAAGTATCGGCCCTAAAGACAGAACAAGCGCAGGAACTGTCCAGCCTCCTGTCCGGCGTCGCCGAAGGCGCCGGCCAGGCCGAAGTCGTGGCGCTTGTGCGGTCGCACGCGGGGGGTGCGTAGCTTGGTGGCAGAAATCACGCGATGGAAGCCTTCTGGAGAGCTTCTACAGTGGTGTGTGACCGTCAAGTCTCGGGTTGTAGCGGTGTGTTACACGGAAGCAGACGCCAAGGAGATCGCCGAAAGCTTGAACGCACGCGGGAAATTCGAAACCCAACCAGCGCGTAAGGGTGATCCGGAACTTGTGGAAGAAGGTGAGGTGCCCGAGGGCGGCGCTACTGTGGATGAAGGGCAAGGCATCCTGTACCTGCATTTGGAACCGGACAAGCTCACCTTTGAGGCTCACCTTAGCCTGATGCATATGGTCAGTCTCTTCGCGTTTGTTTCGACCATCTATGTGTCAGATGCCGCCGAGGACGTCATGTGTAGAAACTTGAACATAGACGACATTTCCAACGTCGTTACCGTACAGTTCGTAACCACATTCCGTGACGCATTGAAGGAGCTCTTGGACGGGACTGAACCAGACCGTGTCCTTGCTTCCATAGGAAAGAAGGCGCGATCATGACCAAACAAGCTCTACTGTTTGGCGACCCCTTGGCTTCTCTGCAGAAGAACAGCAAGGGGAATCCGGACCTGGCGGAGTACCTGGCCGGGATTCAAGACGGAACGGGACAGGCGGAGGTTGTGTCTCTCGTTCGCGAGCGTGCAGCGGGAGGCGGCGACAACCCATGACAGCCAAGGCTTGGGTCGTCTCAACGGGCGAGTGGACCATGGCGTGGTTCGCTGAGACTCGCGGGAAGGCCCGCGTGGAGGCTGCCCGCTTCTATGGCGAGGAGGAGCCGTTTTCCGCGGGGTTCTCTGTTCGTCGGGCTAAGGTCCTCGACGCCTACGAGGAGTATTGGAAAGCCAACGAGGACGTCCCGGCGCAGGCTTGGTGGGCAGCTGGATACGCGGCGACGTGCCGTGCCTGTGGGGAGCCGGTCGAAGAGAGCGATCCTGGTGCAATCGTGGCTTACGGGGTTGCCTACCACGCTGGTTGCTCCGCTCGTTCTCAGGGGGGGCTCTCTGCCATGACCAAGGAGTGTAATCCACCCAATCGTGGCTTGCGCAACTCTGTGTCCATGGCAATCCAGCTACACCGCGAGGAGACAGACCGACGACGTGCAGCTCTACAGCGGAAGCGCGCACGCGTTGAGGAGAGGAAGCGGGAACAATGAGCCAAAATCAGGGCGACCAGGGCGGGATGCGCATGAGGCATGCGGCCGAAATGCCGAGTGGCCCCGATCTCTCCCTCCT